CTTCTGCTTTCTGTTAGTCTAATCCATATGCTTTCAGCTCATCGGTATCTTCCAGGCGATACAATTTCTGTGCCGTTAATTCGGAAACCTTATAAGCTTCCTGCCCGAGCAACGCTTCGCATAACTCTTTATAACTTTTCTCTGCTACTTTACACATACTTTTACTCCAATCTTTTTTCCAGCGCACACCTTTCGGTGTACGCCGGTTCTTTTATTTATGCCTGTTTGTAGGGATAGCAGCTTGCTGGCATCAGCAGCTTTTCACGCAGTGCGTCGATTCTCTTTTGGCGGCGTTTAATATTTGCCATGATTTCATGGTATTCATCTCCGGCAAGAGGGAGCGTTTCTAACATCAGTACATACTTTATAAGTTGTCTTGTTCTCACATTAATCACATCCAATCTTCGCAATTCTTAAGATATTCTTTCTTTGCTTCAAGTAAAGCTTTTTTTATAACCGGGTCAGAGTTAACTTGCTCATAAGTCAAAAGCAGAGCATCCAGCGTTTCGTCAAGCTCATACGTTATACAAAACTCATGGTTAGCAAGTTCATAACGAAAGGCTGATTTTAAGAAGTTGAAATCTTTCATGTGCTCCTTCTTTTCGATGTTCAGGCGTTTTACTAATTCATTATGAGCCTTTGCCTGGGCACGAAGGATATATCCTCCGAAGCCGATTTGATAAACCTTGTCTGTATCATCCGGAGCTAAACCAAATCTTTTCATGCCTTCGTTGAACTGTTCTTCAGTAAAAGCAAAGAACGTTTTATCTTTGGTAAAGCTTTCGTATTCCTTTTGCTGTTCGTTGATTAAGGTTGAGTAATCTTTGTATTTCAACATTATGTATCCCTCCTAAAAAGTCATAAATTTCATCATTGGTTTTTGGACCTTAAATTCCATATCTCCGATATGGTTATTGATTCTTGTCAAGCATTTTACGATAGCGTTCGCTTCACCCTCGCTAAACGGCATGCAGTAGCCTTCCTTATCGGTATTGCACAGCAGCACGTTACCGCACAGGCACTGATCATGTAAACGGCCGTAACCATAAATAGCACTTGCCAGCTCATTGGCCACCGGGTTTTCATTTTTCAGAAGAAATTCTTCATCGAAAATCAGTGTAACACCGGGAATGATTCCGAGTTGTCCGTCGAACTCTACCAGCTGAAGCGGAACTTCTTTAATGTCGACGTACTCGCATTCGCACAGTTCATACATTGACTTAAGCGTGATAACTCCCTCGTATGGTACTTTCTCCACAGAATTGGTTTTGCCATTGGCATCAACCACAGTTTTCAGTAAAATTGCATAGTTCATAAAATCGACTTCCTTTCTAAAGCTATTGGCAAGGACTTTGAACCTTCTGCCCGGTAGCTTTACAGGAGCTTAAGCTCCTGTCATCAGCTTTTAAAGCTCTATACCTCTTTCCGCTGCAATTTCTTCCAGCTCTTCAAAGTGCTCATTCAAGCATTGATGATGCCATGGGTCGCGCGAGCTGTTGTAAATCTTAATCAGCCTAGCGTTTTCATGCTTAAGTTCTTCATTAGTCATGTCTTTAGGTTCTTTCATTAGTTCTTCCTCCTTAAATTTCAATTTCACCTTCGGTAAAGTTACGATAAATCTCTTCAGCCATGTAGTAAGCGTCACGAGCTTTTTCGTATTCATCCTCAGTATCTCCGATAATATCAGATGTAGTCATATCATCACCCATATTTGTTGTTGGGTGATTTTCAAGCCATTCATTAGCATCATCTTGCGCTTTTTCAAACTCGAATTTTTTATCTATCCAAGCATCATAAGCTTTGCATTTAGCCTCTCTAAGTGTTTCAATGATGTAGGTTAACTGTGTGTAGTTTAATTTCATGTTGTTCTACTCCTTTCTATTGTTCAATCATAGTAACATCGTAGCGGCAATATTTATACTCCACGGTGTCTTTACCCCAGGTAAAGGTTCTTCTGAGCTGAAATTCTCTTCCGTTATAGCCGATGCTGAACAGAAGATAATCAACTGTATATCCATTGCTTGCGCTTTCAAGCAGAACAATCTGCTTCATCGCCGGAGCAAAGCCGAAGTATTTTTCCAGGCATTTGCAGGCAAGCTTTTTCATTTCTTGCTTTTCTTGATAAGTCATTTTTAAGTCCTCCTTAAAGTTTAAGCTTTAGGCACAGGGTTTGAACTGTCTGCCTGCCAGCTTTACAAGGGCTATTGCCCTTGTCATCAGCTTTTATTTAGCTTCTTCGATTGCTTGCAGCATATCTGCAAGCTTTTCAACCTCATTCCATTTTCGTTGCGCTTTATTTCTAGCAACGCTGCTTTTAGGGAATTTTTCTTCAATTTTTTTAAGGTCGAACCAATCTAGCAGTGCTTCTCTTAATGCTAATGTTATTTTTTCTTGTGTCATTGTTTAATTCTCCTTTTTGCCTATCTTTTAGTCATTAACTTCAAAACCATTTTCATCAAGAATTACGATGCGTTCAATCCACATTGTTTCATTTGCATGTCCCAAGTACAGGGTTGCTTGTTCGTCGATGTCTTCAGCAGCAACAGTAACATATTCATCATTGCTTTCGGCTACATACAAGCCGACGCTTTCAACGGATTCTTCCATTTCATTTTTTCTTGTCCAAAACTCACTAACTAATTCATTCACCTTTTCTTCTAACATTTCAACCGACTTCCCTCACTCTTTATTTTGTAGGTTTTCTTATCTTCCCTACACTTATATTATACTATAAAACTCACCTTTTGTAAAGAATCTTCTTTATAAAAGGTGAGTTTTTCTTATTATTTTTCTATATTCTTTTCTTCAGCAAGCCGAGCTGCTCTTCTGCGCTTTTTATCTTCCAGCAGGTTTACGCCATCCACGCCAAACAGCAAAGCGGTTAGTTGCTCGACAGCATCGTTTGTATCACGCCATATCTGCCTTTCGCTTACTGACCATTTTTGCGCAAGACTTGCTACCATATCGGTAACATACGCTTCCGGCGGACAAGGTTTAAGGAACAGCACGTCAAGCACATCTGCCCGGCGCAAATCTTCCTGCTTGCCGCTGTTATACCTGGTCTGCTTGTAAAGTGCTATCATATCGTCCATGTAGTTTATCAGCACTTTTGTTCGCATGGTTGAGCTTATAATGCTTTCAAGTTTTAGCTCATTAGCTCCCATGCTTTTCAGGTTTTGGAACGAATCAAGAATCTCGATAGCAGAAATCTGCTCATCGTCGATATTGACAATCTCGCTAGTCTTTAACGCAGCGTGTTCCTGAAGGCTTCTGTAATTCTTTAGCAGCAAGCGCACATTATACAGCCGCTTGTCGAAATCCCTTCGCTGTGCTTCTTTGCTGTACAAATCATCACACAGCTTTTTAGAGGTTTTCTTGGCGGTCTGCTCTGCCACACGTTCGATAAGTTCTTCGAAATACGCCAGCGGAACGGTTATTGTGCTTTGATTTTCATTTACAGTCATGTCTTCCATGCGCTTACTCCCTTCTTTTATTTAAGTTCTTCAATAAGGCGGTCAAGATACCAGCTTGCTTTTAGGCAATCTTCTACGCCGTTTTTTTCTTCGTAACGCCATAAATATTTGATGATGTTGGCAACGCAGACAGCTTCAATGCCTGTTTTGCCAACAGTAGCAGCCTTTAGGGCATCTATACACTCAATACCGCCTTTGGTGTAGTGTTTCGGATGATTTACGTTATCCTTAGGAAGCGGCATTGTAAAGCTATCTTTTGAATTCTTCGGTGCTTCTTTGACAATAACGTATTTATCATCTTTTAATCCGATAAAACTAAATGGAGATTTAAACACACTCATTATTTATGCTCCTTTATCCATTTTTCGTGTCTGGCAACTGCTCCAGCTGTAGGTGAAAGCGTTTCAAGATACATGGCTTTCAGTATTTTACACTGCTGGATTTTCCATTCGCTAAAAGCATTACAAGTAGCGTGGCAGCCTATTTTTCTTTCTGTGCATCCTCTGCATGGTGTTTTCATGTAGCACCTCTAAAATAATTCTTGTTGGTTGCTTATATCATTCGGTGTTTTAGTGGTAATGCCGGGATATGATCCTGCAAACTTTTTTATCCGGTAATCGTAATACTTTCCGTCAGCAGCCATATAGTTTGCGTTAACTTCATCAGGTGTCGGCATATAATACTGCGCTGGTAAAGGAATATCAGTGCACAGCTCTTCAAGTCTGCTCTTTCCGTAAATTATATGATTCCTTATTAAATTCATGTTTTCGCCGTCAGGATAAAAAGGGTCTTGGCATCCATAGGTCCGGATATGTTCCCACCGCAAAAAACTGTCTATAAGCATTGCCGTTTCTTCTTTGATTTGTTCTTCAATGCTTTTTTCTCTTTTGGGCATTTTATACACTCCCTAGATTTCTTTTGCTTCCGGGTAATACATTAGCTCAATAAATTCTGAACTTTCTCCCTCGCTGGCTATCTTTATAGCTTCTTTAGGCGAAGCAGCTAACACTTTTTCACAAAAATCAACTTCGCCCGAAAACAAACTGCGCCAGCTAATAAGATAAAGCTTAGCGTCCTGTTGAACCATAACCGCCACCACGAACAGCACTTGCTTCATCGTCCGAGGTTACGCAGTAACGCACGAAGATTCCCTGTGCACAGCGTTCACCTTCTCTGATGATGATGGTCTCGCTACCGTTGTTTCTGAATTTAACACCTATATTGCCGTCATTGTCCTGGTTGTTAGCATAATCGCTATCAATAATGCCTACGCTGTTAACCAGCGACAAATTGAATTTAACCGCAAGACTACTGCGGATGAACAGCATCAAAACCATATCGCCAGGCATAATAGCTTTGATGTTCAGCGGAATAAGTACGCTTTCACCGCCAGCTGGAACAAAAATATCTGTCGGTGCGTAAAAGTCATAGCCAGCAGAAAACTGTGTGCTACGTTGCGGAAGCTTCGTGTTCGCTGGTGCGTCAATCGTCGGTAAAAATTTAATCATCTTAAAAACCTCCTAAAATATCTCTCCAGATTATAACCAGGATTCCAATAGTACCCATAATAGCAAGAATTTCCATACAAATACTTGCAACAAGATGTAAATATTTCAAATTACCACTCCCTGTTTAACATCCATAAAGCTACACACATAACAGCTACGTCAAGCAGTGTGCAACTGACAATATCAATTAAGCATATTTCCATTGGCTGCACCTCTGGCAATCTCTGCTAACTTTGCTCTTTGTGCTTTTACTGCATCAAGCAGCGGCTTTTGAAAGCGGCAATCATCGTCTAAAGCGATTCTTCCGGTTTCCTCTAGTTTGTATTGCATATACTCAAAATTGCCTTCAAGCGAAATTTGCATTTGCTGTAACATCCAATCCGGGAATTTTTCCATATTGGCGATAAGCTCGTTTTCAATGTCTACTAACGCCTGTGTACCTAAACGATGTACTGCATATCTGAATGCAAACAGCAGGACAATTAATTTTTCACGTTTCATTTTTGCTCCTTATTGTAATGAACTAATTTTGCCGCTTCTGTCATCATGCTCATTAATTCTTGCATAGCCATTTCTTCACCATATTTGCCACGCACACCTAATGCTGCCTGCGCCATCGTACCAATGATCAAGCTTTTAAGGATAATATAATTACCTGATGCACAAACAACATCATCGTTATTGCTGTTATTATAGGCAATTATAAAAGATGCTCCACATTCTTGTAGCAGTTCTTTCGCCTGTTCGGCTTTCTTGTAATTAATCATCATTTTTCCTCCTTTCTTATCCAAACGCCATTAGCTAACTTTTCCAAATCTATTTTCTCCCGGCAATGAGGGCAAATTGGCATCATATCATTTTTTCGTCCCATATGTTCTTGCAGCATCTTTAACACACGCTTATAAGGCCTAAACTTTATACCAATCTCATAGCATCTTAACGTCTGTTTCCTAGCTCTATCATAGTCCTTTGCTATTGCTTGCCAGTCGTTACACATCAGCTCCAGCACAACGATAGGTTCAACCATGTTGCCGCAGTGATTGCAGAAGCAGATTTTTGTATCCGGGTCGACTGTAAAACTGATAGGCTTTTTACTGCCGCCATAGATGTTGGTTTCCTTATAGCAATGGCAAGTTGTTCTGCCTTGCTCACGCTTAATCGGCGAAAACTTTAATATTTTCATTTCGTTTGCTCCAAATTATATATCTCCACGCATTTTAGCTTCAAACATTGCTCTCAAACGTGCTTGTGGGTCGCTCATAGCCTTTGCAACAGCTTCTGTGGCTTTCTTTAATTCGTTGTTAATCTCTATATACTCAGGCTGTTGCCGTACATGATTTTTAGCAGCATCTACTGCGTGACTATCATACTGCATCTGTACAAGCGACTCCAACGCTTTTAAGTCCGCCTGTAGTTCAACAATCTCGACAACAAGTAACATTAGCCGTGCTGATGTCTTAATGTCTGCAATATCCAACATACGTCTGATTCCCTCTTTGCTAATCACTGTAACACCTCCTAAATGTCAAAAGCATTAAAAGTTTCATTACTTATAAAAAGCGGCGGCGTGGGAATTCTCAGCAACGCTTACTGCCATTCGGCAACCCAGCCGCCGCACCCATGGGCTTAATTATTATCTACTGACAATTACAACGTCATTGCTTACTATCTCCCAATTATATTGGGAAATGCGTATGGCAACACTTGCATCATATTTGTTCCTGCCTATAGCAATATACACTTTAGCATCATCATCATAGTTTTTTAATGTGTCAATCAATTCAGCTACTGTCATTTTGCTCACTCCTCGTCTACGATTTTTCTGCCAGTTCTTTCAGCATTGTTGATTTTTTCTACCAGTTCGTCCAAAGCTTTTACGGCTTTTTCGTATGTTCCGTAGTAGTCATAATAGTCATAGTAGCGGTCATTTACCCAGATTCTAACTACATACACTTGCTTCCTGTCGTTATAGTCTATGTTTAGCAAACTTATATCATTTGCGTTAAGCCACTTCGTTTTACCAATCTTAATCAGCATTTTTTTCACTCCTTACTATCTACGATTTTTCTGCCACAGTGAGGGCAATATTGATAATTGTCATTTGAGTCAACAAATATATCGCCACATTCGTTGCACATATATTCGGATACCGGATAGCATGTGTAGCGATTCATTACTGTTACCGTCGTTTCTTCCATTTCCTCTGCCTCCTAAACTTTTTCAAGGGACTTTTTGTCCCCGACTACAACTTTTTCAAGGGAGTTTGAGCTGTTGCGTTTTTTGCAACAGCTACAAGAGATTTTTGCAACATGTTACAGTTTTCTCTCCTAAATTTCATACTCCGCACCAATTTCTGCAGCCACTTTAGGCAGTGCAGCTTGTGCTTCTCTTTCTGTGCGGTATACCCAGCCTTTGTCAAGCAAGGCATACCCATTTGGGGAGCCAGCCCACCACAACAGGCGAACAACCCACTTGCCGTCCAAAAGCTCAAAGGTATAATAAGTTTCGCCTTTCTTCGGCTTCCACGACAATTTGATTATTTCTTCTTCGCCCTTCACCAAGGCAACAAGGGCTAAGTTAGTAGATATGTAGGGTATTTCAATACCGTCATCATAGGTTACTTGTAATCCGTCACTATTGAATCTATAGGTCATCAATTCATCTTCGCCTTTAATCTTAAATTCTTCACCCAGCGCCACGCCCAACATCTTAGCAATGTCGGGTATTAAATTTTTAGCCATGCTATCACTCCTTTATGGCCTTACTTGCCTTTACAATTTTCTCAATCAGCTTATCCACGGCTTTGTCTGCAAACTCACCTGTAGCTTGGATGTTGGCAGGTGTTACATGTTCCGCAGCATACATAGCGTATAGTTCTTTTTCTGTTGGGAGAAATACTCCCAAAATATCTAAAAGCAAAGCTGTACAAACAAGTATTTTAACTGCCTTAACGGATTCTTTATTCTTATTAACATCTGTCATGACTGCTATTGTAGCAATCACGGTATATATAGTTACAGTAAAACCTACTATAAGGCAAAACCCTTGTATAAAGTCTATTCTTCCTGCCCAGTAAATCAGCCACGGGCTAACAATTGGTTCGTTCATTTTTATTACCTCCGTATTTTTCCATAAATCTCGGATTGCCTGTACCATCAATGCTCAATTTAAAGCCGTTGATTTCAATTTCAGCCTTGCCGTCAAACGGTTTCTTGCTTTCAGCCATATAACATAGCTTTTCCATAACAGCTTCAACGGCTGAATCTGTAACCTCTACTCTTTGACCTACCATAATGCCTTCTTTTTCGTTGACATCGGTATAATAAATTTTTCCACGAAAACCACAACATAATCTTTTAGCCATTTAATTGCCCCCTTAATATATATGGCGTCTTTAGCTCTTTAGCTACATTCGACAATGCTTTTTCCGCATCATCTTGCGTCGCGAACACCCACCCAGCTTTATAGGCTGCATAATCGTCAGGCTCGCCGTTCCAAGTCATCTTAGTTGCAATCCACTTCAGCTTTGAAGATTTATCACAATACAATCCAAACGTCCAATAATCTTCGTCACGATTCGGCAGCCAGGGAATTTTAATAATCTCGCATTCTCCCTTGATTAATGCTTCCAACACATCAGGCGATGCAAGTAATGGTATATTTTGAGGATATGCCTTGTTTACTTCTAAATTTTCCTCGGTGAAAAAATATACTTCGTCATACCTGTCAATCCTAAATTTTTCTCTCAATTTTAGCCCCAGCATTTCAGCGACTGCCGGAATAAGATTTTTGCTCATTGCTACTACCTCCGCTTTCTTTCAACTTTTATCTCAAATTAATAACCACTTCCTTGCATTGACGTTCTTCAATACACTGGTCGTTAATGAGCCAGCATTCATCTTCTTTACCATTTTCGTCATAGCATTTGACTGTTATTTCCATTCCTTCGCAATCATGTTTGACTGCCCATTTATAAAACTCTTCGACGGTCATTATTATCACCTCTCTATTTTTACAAAAAAATGTCCAACGTGTTTTCCCTTGCTTATCTCCGGCAAGAGGAAGATAAGGCAGGGCGCATCTCAGCACATCTTTATGCGGAATATCTTCGTCGCTCCATTTAAACAGCAGCATCCCACCAGGTTTAAGCACTCTAAAGCACTCAGTAAACGCTTTTATCATCCACTCTTCCCATAGGACCGGTAGTTTTCCGTATTTTTGCGCTAACCAGCTGCTCTCGCCAACTTTTACCAGGTGTGGCGGGTCGAAGATGATACAGTTAAATGCTTCGTTGGCTATGTCTTCCATGTTAGTTACATCAATTAGCTTGTTAGGCTGAATATGTAATTCTCTTCCGTCGCAAAGCTTTGTATGCAGCTCTCGTATGTCACAAAACATAACAGCGTCGCTCTCTTTGTCATGGTAGAACATCTTGCTTCCACAGCATGGGTCTAAGATAAACGGCTTATCCATTATTGCCTCCTTGCGCTGCATTGATTTTTTTAGCAAGCTCATCCATAGCTTTCTCTGCTTCTTCATAATCGCTACATTCTTTATAGCCGAATTCTTCTCCGTTTTTCATGCTTACGAGGATTGTATAATAGCAGCGACTCATACCTTTGCACAGTGCCACTCTTAAGCCAACAACATTGCTCATATCATGCCACGTGCCATTCTTAAGCTTAATTAACATTCCTTTCGCTCTTCCTCCTTGCGTCCGCCGACATTCTCCAGCTCATCACCGATACGCTTAATGGTTTTGCCCAGGATTTTACACATTTTCTTCAACCACTGAACGCTATGCCCTTCAAGCACCTTGTCCATTTCTTCGTCGGTCAAGTCCGAGAAGCAAACGCTTTCCCAACGATTGTTACGTTTAACTCTAAAATAAATTCCGTCTAAATCTCTATTTACCATATTTTTCCTCATTTCCATACGCACTTCATAGTCTACAACGCTCACCCGGAACAGTTCACGTGCTTTACGCAAGCAGTAACGATAATATTTCAGCTTCTGCTGTCTACGCTTTACCACAGCCATATTAACCACCCAATCGCAGCACCTAACAGAGCCCCAAGCATAGCAGGTATGCCGATGATTGATATAACCACGATCATGTCGATGATTACATTTAGAAATTTACTCATTTACATTACCTCATTCTCACCTCTGTTCGGATTCTGCTTCCAGCCGCCTACAGGACGATACAGATGCAAAACATCGTATATCCTGCCTACGCCGTGTAAATACTCACTTTCCTTCGGATGAATCTGATGAACTTCTTCTTCCGGCAACCAGAACACGTCTTTAACCTGGCACATAACTTCCCATGACGGCGTTTTATTCGTTGTTCCGCAAAATTTCACGCTTACATGCTCCCATTGGTTCCCGTCCTGATCAGGCTCAACACCTACAACACACTGCAAGCTCTTTTTGATTCCTGGCAGATGCAGGAAGCCTATTAACACCAAGCCTTCAAAAGCAAAATCATTTTTCTTGTCGGCTTGAAACTTTTCATTTGCTAAAATCTTCTTAACGCTTCTCATTTTAATCTCCTTGCTCCGCATAGTTGCGGATTATTGCTGCACTGCTTACATTCCTTATCACATTCCCAGCAGCATACGTGGCAAACCTCGCTTCTTACGCATCCGGGGAACGGAAAAGGGCAAACATATTTATTTTTAAGCTTTTTCGTGATTATCGGTTCTTCATCTTTTGAAAAATTCTCGACAGGCTTCTGAGCTGTAGCCTTGCTTTTGTTAGTTGCCTGCCTTCTTATTTGCGCAAGGCTCATGATTTTGTGCTTGCACTCCTTGCCTCCGCAGCTCATTCCTTGCCTCCTGGCTAGGTTAGATACATCTCTGTAACATTCAGTGCCGCATTCGCAAAGGCATTTTGCAACAGAAACCTTCTTTTTAGGTCTGATGCTGATAACGCCTGGAGGATAAATTTCAAGCACTGTCAGCATACCTATTTTCTGCCCTAGCAGATAGCTCCAATCCTTATTCTGCATTAAACCGACTTCCTTTCGCTTTACTTTAGCCAAATAGTGCCATAGCACGACGAGCATCTAAACGCCCATTTTACAGCACCTTTTTTGTCTACAATCTTTGCACCGTAGACAAGCTTTATTTTTTCCTGCTTGCAATGAGGGCAGCACTGCTTGCCTTCGGCTGTTGTTCCAAGTAGATATTTCACTGTTGCCCCTCCGTTACAGTCAGAAATTTTAACACTCTTCCTGTATTACTAATTCTGTATTCTTCCAGATCATCACGCTTCAGGTACTGCCTTCCATATAGCGACTTCATATTCTCCCATACAAGGAACGGCACGTTGTAAAAATCTGTCAGATTAAACGATACCAGGATAAAGCACCTTGCTCCTAAAAAATGATGAACCTTTAGGTATTCAAGCTGGTGCGGTTCAAGTCTGCTTCGCAGCATCTTGTCGCCGTCGGTATGCTTCGCTTCAAAGCACACCGCTAAACCGCCTCTAAGAGTCCCCTTGTAGTCAACACCGCTTTTCTTTGCATAGTTGGCAATGAACTGTCCATGCGCTCCATAAGGGCGGATATAATGTACAGGTTCGCTCTGTTTCTCAATCTTCGCAATGCCGTGTTCCTCGTAATACTGGCAGCCTGCGTCAATCATCTTTTCAAAGAATGAACCGCTTGCCTTACTCCGCTTGCCTACAATGATACTTTTAAGCTGATTCATGTTTCTTGTACCCCTTGAATTTCATCCTGCTGAAAGCGTACCTCAGATAAGCTAAGTCCTGAAGCACATCAATGTATTCAAGCTTATCAACATATACCTTGCTTCTTCCCCACGTGCTAATCAGCTTCATGCTAGGATTGTAGGTCTGGTGATATATCGTTTTGTACAAAAAACAATATTCACTGCAAATCTTCTTAAAATCATCTTTCTTTAATTCGATTTCAGTCCACGCCAGCTTACGCAAGCGGTTAACTTCGTCTTTAATCTTCATTCTGCACCTCGCTTAAAACGGAATTTCCTCATTAAAAGGTACTGTGCTGCCAAAACCTTGGAAGTCCTGGCTTTCTTCTCCCGGTGTCTGTTGGGATTCGCCGCCTTGCTCTCTACGCTCAATGAATTCAAAGTGCTCCGCAATGACCTCGGTTACATATTTCTTTTGACCGTCTTTAGCTTCATAATTGCGAATTTGCAGTCTGCCTTCAACTAACACACGCTGTCCCTTGCTAAGGTAGTTGCCACAGATTTCAGCTTGTTTACCCCAAATAACAACAGGGATAAAATCCGCTTCACGCTGCTTGTCTTTCGAATAAGGTCTGTCCACAGCAAGCGTGAACTGAGCAACAACCTTGCTTGTAGAAGTGTATCTTACCTCCGGGTCTTTTGTCAGTCTGCCTAATAAAAAGATTTTGTTCATGCTTTTTGTTCCTTTCTCTTTAACGGATTGTCCTGGCAGAAAATTTCGCCGCCTTCTTTTTTGATTTTTGCGCTAATTTCAGCAATAGCTTTATGCAGATAATAAAGCTCGCCGCTGTCATGATACATATTGATATAGAAATTTACTATTGTCGTAAAATATCTTTTATCTTTATCACGATTTGCGCTTTCAGTGATTCTTGCAAGCTCTTTAGCGTCCATAAGTCCCTCCTATAATCCTAATAATTTGTTGGTAGCAGCAAAGCCTTCTGCAACCTTCTTCCTGCGTCTGCTTGCGTGTGTAACCTCTACCGGGTGGCACATCTGCAAAATGCGGTCATAGATTCTTGTTTCCGTTATCGTCTGCGGCTTTTTGATTGCGTCAATCGGCAAATTTGTTGTAATGATTGTAGGCAATCCGCTCCGGCAACGGCTGTCGATGATCTGGAACACCAGCTCCTGAGCAAACTCCGTGCGCCGTTCTGCTCCTAAATCGTCAAGCACTAACAACTCAAATTGATTAAATCCGTCAAGATATGCTTGCTTTTGTTCAGTGCCCCACAATGTATTGAACACTCTGCCAAAATTAGTCATTAAGCAAGCTACACCTTTATCAATCAGTGCATTGACAACACACGCAGCGGCGAACGTCTTTCCGCTCCCGGAATTTCCGTAAAGCAGCAATCCTTTATGCATCCTGCGAAAATCATCGTAGTGCTCAACAAAATTCTTCATTGCTCGCATCGTCCGCTCGTCTGCGCCGTCATCATGGCTGAAAGTCTGTGACTGAAGCTCACGCTCCGGGAATCCAGCTTTTCTAAGCTCCTGTACCCTAGCAAGTCGCTTTTCATGTTCCTCACGTTCACGCTCTGCCTGAAGCTCTTCCGCTCTGCACTTACAGATACAAGTTACAGTCCGCTCAACACCAAACAGGAAACCTCTGCATTGCTTCGGCGTGTGACATTTACCACACATAAGCAATCCGTTTTCGTAATAATCATTTTCGTTTTGCTTATTAAGCTGTGAAGCATTTTTAGCAATGTGACTTACAGCAAGCGTAATTGAATTCTGAACATCATTCGCATTCATGCTATCACCTCACTAAAAATATTTGTCCAAGTCTGTTTGGTCGTCCGGCGGTTTAAAATCATCCGGCGGTTTCTTTGGCTTTTGATTGTCACCGCTCGCAAGGTTTCTTGCAACTCCCTCACAATAGGCTATTGACTTCTTGCCTTGCTGCGCTGTTATCGTAACCGCCTGCATAGCTATCAGCTCGCCGTGCTCCTTAGCAATAGCCTGTAACCGCTCTGCAATGTACGGCGTTATCGGCGTAACATTTTGATTCCAAAAGCTAACAGGATTATTATCGCTCGTAACATTTTCGTAACTGTTACACGTAACGGCAGCATTTTTATCGTAACAACCACTACTAAAGTTGTTGTTGTTACTCTTACTCTTATTCTCTTTCTTATTCTTACTCTTATTCTTATCCGTAACATCTGTGTTTGTTACATCATTGTTACGTGTAACATCTTGACTTGTTACGCTTTTGTTACACGTAACATCTTCGTAACATTCCGTAACATCTGTGTTTGTTACATCGTTGTTACACGTTTTGGATTGCTTCTCACGCTGTCTTTTAGCTCTCATTGCTTCCTTGCAGCGTTCACGCTCCTTAAGCTTTGAAAGCTCTTCGGCGTTCTGATACTCACTCCAGCCTACAATATAGATATAGCCGTTATCCTCTATATCTATCATGTTGTACTGCTGAAATACTTCTAATGCAGCTTCTGCAATTTTAGGCTTAAATCCACCAACAGCAGCTAAGGTTTTAGGTGTATACGCTACACCTTCGGTAGCGTATACATAACCACCATCATTTTTTTTGCGAGCTAGAGCTAACAGGAAAAACCACATTAATGCCAGGCTATCACCAATCTTCGTATCAGCACGCAGTATCTTAATCTTGTCACTGTCGAATACATCAGCACTAACCTTGAACCAGCTCTCCATGTTGCCCTCCTATAATAACTTCTTCCATAATGGCTGCCGTCTAAGTAACCTTACATACTTCATGAGTGCTTTCTTTCTCATAGATAATTTCTCCCTATTTTCTCTATCCACTCGTCCCTGCTATGTTTATCTTCATAGCAGGTTTGAGCAAATCGCCTTAACCGCAAGTCTGTTTCACTGTCCAAATGAGGTCCGAGTCTGCCTTTATGATGTTCGTAGCATAACCAGATTGTTAAACCAAGCTTGTCGGAAATCTTTCTTCCGGCTCTTCCGAATATCACATGATGACGTTCAAGGTTACGTGTTGTACCACACATAAAGCACTCTTTTTCTGATTGTAGAATACTTTTCTTACTCATGCTGTCTGTCCCATTTCTTCAAGCAAGGTCTTAATAGCTGTATGAGCAAGCGCATATTGAGGAATTGTAACCATTTTTTCAAGCTCTTCAATAGTCAAGTCTTTGATGTTTTTGTAGGCAGCAAGCGGTCTGCCGTTCTTATCGTGACCATTAGCAACAGTTACAACAATGTCACCTTGAGGGGTGATCTTAACAAATTTATCTCCGGTAGCTTGCGGTTGAGCTTTAGGTTTTTGCTCTTTCTTCGGTTCTTTAGGTTGGTACTGCCCTTTTTCAACAGGTTCACAAGCTGAATTTCCGTCATCGTCCTCTTGCGCAAGTCCAAGAGCCGCTGCAAGGCTGTATCTTCTAGCATATGTCAGCGTACTGCCGAAACCCTGGGCATCATTTTTCTGAATAGGATAACTGCTAGTAACTTTAATAAACTGACCGCTGCTGTGCATGATCATTGTAGTAACAGCAAGTTTACTGCTTTCTACAATTCCTTCGTTAGCCTGGAATATGCTTAAGCCGTTCTTGCTAAGCGGCTCACGTGCTACGTTCAGACATTCCGCTAAATCCGCATATTTGCTTTTAAAAAACGGATTGTCACAGCCTTTAACAGCATTTTTCATTTCGCCCTGAGCCTTTGCTAAGGCTTCAGCCAAAGCGTCGATTTTTTCGCTCATTTCCATTTAAATCACCTTTCCTTCCTTAACCAGCTCTTCAAGTTTGCTGTGAAGCTTAAGAGTTGTTTCAGCATCCCAGTGACAGCATTCACGATAACTGCCAACTTTAGGATAGGTTTGCATATTTACCGACAAGCTGTTAACGTTATAGCTTAATACATCACCTTCACGCACAGCCTGTTTTTCCTGGTGGTATCCGAAGTGTTGATACTTACATTTGCCATCCCTGGTACAGTGTGAGCAAGTCTTAAAGTCTTTCAACCAGCTCTCTTTCGTCTGCTTATGCTCACCATGCTTCCTTTTTCTGAAAGCTTCAAATCCTTCCATGCTAAGTCCGCTGCGAGCTAACACGGCGTTAACCTGTTCATTAGTTACCATATACATCCTCCTTCTGAATTCCGAAACCAAGCTTTAAATCAGCATAGGCTTTAACCACTCTTCCTTGTGCAGTTGTATAGCCTTTTTGCTGAAGCTCTTTGTTCCATTCCCTTATAAGCGAGTAGCCTTTTCCAACGCCTACGCCTAAAAGGTTGGCAATGTCTTTAGCTGTGTAGAATCTGCTTTCCATGTTTGACAACCTCTTTTCCGTATGCTATACTATATATGACCTATTTTTTAAACCGATTTCCTTTCGACTTTATTTGTAGGTTAAAGGCTCTCTATTAGCGTGGGGGGTCTTTTCTTTTTGTTCTTCTTCAATACCAATCAATACAAGCAAAGCCTGTGCACCTTCCCGGCACTCTTTTAAAAGATTGTCACCGAGGTGCTTTTTTTGTACCGTTTTCGCTACCATTTGCGGAAACAACTCAACCACTTCACCGACTTCTTTTTGCGCCCTTAACATATTCACCGCTAAATCATCAGCCGGAGGAATAAGTCCAAAAACGTCGCAAAACACTACATTTCTTTGCAAGTGCTGAACCCTTAACCAAGGTGTACGATACAACCGAGACATTTGCAATGCCGTAACATCCGGAACACCACGCACGTCGGTTTCGTAATCCTTAAGGCAACTAGCAGATATAGCAAAGGCTTCCGCAGCATCAACACGGCTAATTCGTGCGTATTCTCTAGCTGCCTTATAGATGTTAGCTTTACTTTCTGCCATAATGCTCAACTCCTTTCTGTTACAATTAATGTATAGCGAGAAGGCTTTATGCCCTGCTATCATTGTTCTTTCACTGTGTAGTAATTAACAGTGACTACATCTCCAGGCTGGAGATAACGGCGGTTGGCGGTCAGGTGCTTATTATCCTCGGATACGTTGTACCAAAACTCGTCAAAACAAATTCTCGTTTTGTTGAGCAGAAAATACTTGTCAGCGATTCCATACATGGTTTCGCCTTCTTGCACAACATGAGTGACTGTATGCCTTTGCACCTGGCTGTCCGAAAATCCGCCAATCAAGCTTAAGCAACACCATGCAAAGATAATGCATACGCAGATTTGCAATACCTTTTTCATCTTTTTCACTCCTTTGTAGCAATTTCCGGCTTTTCTACAACCGTCAAGATTTTGTAATTTTCATGACGATAGCAAGCCCGGAAGCATTTACATGCTTCAGTTTCATTTTTCTCAGTAAACGTATCAAGTTTTACCTTGCCAGTTTCCAAGTTTTGAAAAACAACTACCCAGTCTTTACATTTATACATCTCTTCTTTTCTCCTTTACGCTTCCAAAAAGTAATCAACGCTTACGCCGAAGTATTCGGCAAGTTTTTGCAATGTCTTTAAACTCGGAGTATATTTGCCTTGTTTCCAATAGGTAAGCGACGGAGCGTTAATTCCTGCCTCTTTAGCAATCCTATTAGCCGACAAACCCTTTTCGAGCATTAATTTCTCGAATTTACTATACATTTTTCGCTCCTTTCCTTGCATAAAATAATCTACTATGATAGAATTGTATTAAAGTAATTTAACACTAGCACTGATTTAAAGTGCTTTAATTCAAGTATTAATTTACTATAATTATTATACTACTTTAAAGCGTTTATGTAAAGTAGTTTAATGAAATTTTTTTAGGATTTTTTGGAGAGTTTTACATGTACGAAAAACTTGCATTACTGCTGAAACAACACGGTATCAGTGCTTCGAGATTAGCAAAAGAAACAGGCATTAGTGCACCAAGCTTAACTTATTGGAAGCAAGGCAAATACACACCGCAAGCTAAAACCATTCAAGCTATCGCGAATTACTTTAATGTTCCTGTTGCATATTTTTATGATGACACTGAATATGCTCTAGGTATAACGAAGCAGCAAGCTCATGACCTCGGCATAGACACCGAAGCAGTAAAGCAGCAGCTCAACGCCCAGCTTCTCGATGAACAAGCTATTGAGATTGCTAAACAGATCCAGAAGCTCGATGACACCCAAAAGATGGCTATCGAGCAAATTATAAAAGGGCTGTTGCAAGGCAAAGGCAAGGCCTGACTTCCCCTTCGCCAGCATGGCATAATACCTTGCAATCTAAAGGAAGGAGGTTAAAACGAAGTCGATGTCATACCACTAACGAGTATGCACAGCTGATTCGACAATTACCAACAGAGCATGTGTATTTCCTGCTACTCTGCATAGAAATTGCCAACCAACTGGTTGCAAAAAAAGCAAGCTGAAACTGTAAAATACGGACTTAATGATTCAACTTGATGTTAGGGGGATTACTTTTAGGGAGCCATTTGTAGAAGAACTACAGCGATAAGAGGGCGCATATGTCCGTCCTCTTTTTCGTATGTATCGAAAGGAGTCGGTATTAATGTTCGGGTGGTTTTCACGCAAAGCATCAAAAGAGGATATTCAAGAATATACGAAAATGCTAACAACTGTAGCCATGAAAGATGAATACGAAGACAAAACACAGCTTACCAATATGTATAATTTCATAAAGGAAAAACATATTACAGATGAGCAACTTGCTGAAGCTCAATCCATGGCTTGTAATAACATATGGTCTAATATAATGCAGGACGGAATAGTAACAGAAGATGAAGCACAGAAATTTAGCAAGTATTTGCTTGTATGCGAACATCTCACTCCTAAAGAAGTAAAATACTGGAATGGAAAAATAGAACTAAACAGAACCCTATATGACATCACAGTTAACGATAAATTACCAATCTATGATAAAAATGATGTTCAGATCATATATAAGGACGGGGAGATACTTCATTATTCAGCATACGCAGATATGATGAAAATGAAAACTATTACCAAAAAAATTAATTATTCCGGACCATCTGCATCTATACGCATCTGTAAAGGCGTTCGCTATCATGTAGGCTCTATGAGTGTATCAAGAAAAACTTCCTCTTTTTGGACTTCTGATTCGTGGGGCATCTTTTGGATAAGCAATATGCGTATAGGCTTTTTAGGCAGCTCAAAAGCTTTTGCTTTCCCAATCTCCAAGCTGTTCTCTATTTCTGACGGTGACGGTGGATTGCATATCTTTAAAGAAGGACGAGCAACGCCGTACATTATACGCCTTTCGGAATACGAAGAACCCTGTGCCATAATATCTAATTTGCTCAACAAATCATAAAGGAAGCCAGCATCAATGAAAAGAATAATCATAGCATTCATAACTATTTTCTGCATCGGTACATTCACGCTGTCCGCAGAAGCTTATGTAGCTAATCGCAACACTGGCAAGATACACACAAACACTTGCAGATTCGTACCAAAAATGAGCGGTGGCAGTAAACTTTACATAGATTCATTAGCTGAAGCCAAAGCATCAGGCTATACACCTTGCCAGCGTTGCCGTCCGTTTTAGGAGGCTATAAAAATGAGAAAAATATTTCTTATTCTTACTACGATTTTTGTGTTTGCTGGCTTGCCATTTTGTGAAGCATCGAAAGCAACAGACGCAAAGTACATCAATGACAATTATTTTGTAACAGCGGAATCCATCTTAAAAGATGACTTTTTCCCTAAATTTGAAAATGTCATGAAAACATATCCGGAAAATGCAAAAGATATTGCAGGAGCAGATTTAGCAATATATACCAAACCTAAATTGCAAGAGCTAAAAGAAAAACTGCAAAATGATTCCAAGGCAAAAGATTCTTATATTGCCACATTGACAGATACATATATTTCTTGCGTAATAAACTTTTTAGATGTAACGGCACGAGTAAAAGACAAGCCATCACTAGACAAAAACACCTGGCTTGCAGATTGGAAAAATTCGGCTGCTAAAGTCAAGGAAGCAAACGACAAATTCAAACAAGCATATAGCAGTACGCAGTCGATAAAATAAATCAGCAGACCAGAAATGGTCTGCTTTTGTGCTTTTTGAAATAAAAAAGGCTTAAAAAACAGTCTGAACATAAAATTTCAGGTTGCTTTTCAAGCCAGCGTTTTTATACAGTTTATATCACTATTTTTATAGATTAAAAATCTTATCAGAGCTTCATATTTAGCTTATATGAGCATTTAATTTTTACTAATATAAATATAAGTAGAAGCCTTGAAAAGTCGCGTATAAGCTAAATACTAAAGAGAATTTTTAGCGTTTTTGGTAAAAAATTACATGAAAGGAGCTGCAAAACATGACAGTAACAAAAAATCCGAAAACAGGAAAATGGGACTGCGCTTTTTGGTATAAAGATTGGCAAGGCGTAAGAAAACATACAACCAAAAGAGGTTTTGATAAAAAGCGTGATGCTGAAAAATACGAAAGCGACATGAGAAACAAAACTCATACACATGATCCGAAATTTAGCGAAGTTATTGCAGCATACCAGCAAGAGCTGGACAGCAAATTGAAGCTAGGAGAATTAAAGCAGTCGACTGTCGACAAGAAAAACCAGGCATTAAAATATTATGTCCTCCCTTTCTTTGAGAATATGAACGTCGACAAGGTTACTCCGCTTCAAGTTATGCGCTGGCTTGCCATTCAAAATGAGAAATCAAAAAAAGAACGGCTCTCAAGCAGACTGCTAAATCAGATACGTTCAGAATTAAGCCAGGTCTTTGAATTCTCTAAAAGAAATTGCGGGACAAAAAATAACCCTGTCACTCTTACTGACAGGGTAAAACCATATTCCAACGATACACGTGCGAAATTATGGACAGTAGAACAGTATAAGATTTTCTATGACGATATTAAGATAGCTTCACATAGAGTGCTGTTCAATATCATCTTTTGGGCAGGCTTGCGCATAGGTGAAGTTATGGCTCTAAAAATCGAGGATATATCGCCCTATAAAATTCATGTTAATAAATCACTGATGAGGATACACAATAAAGATGAATTTGTCATTAGCACACCAAAAACAAGAAGCTCCGTGCGTGATGTTGAAATACCGAAATACCTCTATAATCAAATCATAGACTACATAGGCACGCTTTATAAGGCTAAACCAGAAGATTATATCTTTGATGGCATAAAACCGTCGGCTATCAGAACATATATGCAATATCACTGTACTAAGTTAGGCTTGCCAAGAATTAGTCCTCACATTCTCCGGCACAGCTATGCTTCAATGCTTTACGCAGCTACCGGAGATATTTTGGCAGTCGCTGAACAGATTGGTCACGCAGATACAAACACAACCTTCAAATTTTATGCTCACATGATGCCTGAAGCTAATAGAAAAGCTGTCGACAAATTAGAGAGCATAACTGTGGATAACTTGCCCCAAAATAGCGAATTTTAATTTTTGGAACTCATTTTGAACTCAATCAATAAAAAAAGAACCGCTAAATCCCATAAATACTAGGGTTTAGCGGTTTTTATTTACAATGCTCTATATTGATTCTACTAAATCGACTACTTTTTTACAAGCGGTTTTCTATTGCGCTGTGAATATCTTTGCGCTTATTTTTTTCATTTTTTTAGTTGCTTTTATTTTGGAACTCATTTGGAACTCACAAGCAAAAAAGCAGGCTGACTAAACCTGCTTTTTTTAGCCGTATGTAATAGTAAGAAGATAATTGAGATACCGAAACGGAAACAAATTCAAACCAAACCACACATATATTATAGCATATGCTTACAGCAGGTGCAAATAATATAATTATTGTCTTTCCTTGGCTCTCATTTGAGCTACCCATAAGTCAAGGACTTTTCCGCTAGGAGCATCAGGGTCACACATATAAGCTTTAGCAATCTTGACAAGTGTTCCGGTATCACCACTGAACACTGCGCCATAATCACTATACACCATGTTCAGCACATAATACCAATCTGCTTTATGTTTGATATTGTGTTGCTCTGCTAGTTGATTGGTCTGCTCATACGTCCAATGCTCACCATTAGTGCCATCGGTGTTCTGCATCTTACTGACAGCCAACTTTGCGAGTGCTTCATCGAAATGAGGACCATAAGCTACACAGTGCAAGTCATACAACGTGCGATAAAAAAGGTCTGGGCAATGCATCTTAAGCTTTTCTAATGCACTGCAAACAATTTCTTCCATTGCTCTCTCTTTTGTATCATCACCTATAATCTTGTTCCAATACTCTTTATAGGAGTGCATAACTACACCTCCTTACGCAAGTTTAACCACGCTAATAGCTGCCCTGTTAATTGTTGCCGCTGCCGTTGCCTGTACCTGTAAACTTGTTATGTTGTTTACTGCACAGCAAGAAGGACGAACACGAATCAGCGTAGTAAAGGAAATATTCACAGTTGTGTCAGCAACGCCAGTAACAATGCTTTCCGCACCATTAATAACAGAAGATGTACTTTCCGTGGTACTCAGAAGCTGTAAGCCAACATTGCCAGCAGCAGCAGGAACAACATCAGCATTTACACTGACAAGGTATAAACCACGAATAAGGCTAACACTAGAGCTGCCAGCAGGATGCTTAATAGCAACGCCAGTCAGAAGATTATTAATAGGAAAACTAACAAAAGCATTAGCTGCAACAGTCTGAGCAGCAACAGCCGCAGCGTTCAAAGAAGATTTTTCGTAGCAAATCATTTATTTTCACCTCTTTATGCAATCAAGGTATTTTCTTAACACCTTTAAATTTTATAATTTTTTAAAGCAATAGGGACGGTTTGCACCGTCCCTAATACAGTGCAGTTAATGCACATAACTTATTTTTAGCCTACATTATAAGCGCAGCCACAAGCACCAGCTACATTGGCAGCGACACTTTGATACGGACTAGACGTAATATAAGCAGGTTGAGGATAAGGTCTCAGCGTACCGATAAGGTTTGCACTCTGAGCCTGTTGAGATAATTGGAAATTAGCGGTCTGCAAATCCCTATCTCTATCTGCAAGTTTATCTCTCAAATCTTGAATCTGATTAGCTACCATAATTGCCCTGGTCTTTTCTCCGTCCTCTTTGACGGCGTTTACGATAGCACAAGTATTTTGTGCATTTTCGTAACGTACTGCGTCAATATTTCGGTTAGTTTCGTAACCAAGAGAAGCAATAGCTTGTTTTTGCTCGCAGCAGCATTGCTGAGCGGCGAAACGATTTTGTGCAATCTCGCTGCCGAGCTGATAACCAGTCTGCATAATGTCTCGCTGAACACCGTTAAAACCATTCAGCATAGTGCTGTTCTGAGCATAAAAACCATCACATAAGCCATTCTGAACGCCACGAATACCGTCTTTAATATCCTGCATGGAAAATTGGTCTGCAATCTGATCACGTGTCATACTGCCATTCGCAAAGATTTCAGCACCCATGTTACCACGGTTATTCCAATTACCGCCCCAGCCACCCATAAGAGCAAACAGGACAATAATCCACATAAACCACATACCGCCGCCCCAGCAATCACCATAGTTGTTGTTTCGATTCATATCCATTACCGGAACAATGTTTGTACCTTCCATAATTTTTTCACCTCCGAGAAATATATGCAAAGCTTCATTGCGCGCCTATTGAAGCTTTAAGCCAAATTGATTTAAAAACTGATTAAGCTGTTCATCATTCATGCCTTTTTGTTTGGCAAGATTCCTTACAATATTTTGAATCTGTTCAGGTGACTTGCCTTGCCCCATCTGCATTGCCCTACTCATTAGCGGATTTTGTCCTGCGAACTGCTGCATTAGTCCCATTGGATTTCCTGCCTGCTGCACCATCTGCATCATCTGAAATATGTTCATCATTCGTCATTCCTCCAATCTGTTCTTCGAGCTTTTCAATTCTTCGTTGCAAGGCTATAACAACATTATTGTCAGCATATACAGGTTGCTTTTGCGCTCCGCCTTCTTGCAAAGTGTATACTCTAAACACTGGCAAGCCATCCATGCCTATAAGCTTTTCATAAACCTTTCCTTCAGCAGGCGCCGGGAAATATGTACTGCTTCCGTCAAGGTCAACCTGAGCTGCTTTTGCTTCATCGATGCTTGTAACTATCCTTCCTTTTAGCTGTACAGGAGCTTGCTGCATAGATTGCTGATATGCAGGTTGATACATTTGTTGCTGTTGTTGCAAATAATTCAGCCGTTGCTGCATTTGCTGCGTCGCCCCGGCATAAGGGTTATAAGGTCCATATTGTCCGTACATTCTTATCACCTCACCTATATTTTAAATGAGCGTAATATAAAAAATCCCTAAACAAACAGACAAAAAAGCCTACAAAAACAGACATTTAATAAAAATGGGCAAAAAAAATACAGCCATCTAAACTGTTACAAAATGTAACCTTTTAGATGGCTGTATTATCACATTAGCACTCGATTAATAGCTTTGTAAGCAGTGCTTATTTCTCGGTCAACAGTTTTAGTGGAGATGTTTAGCTCCATTGCGATTTGATAATTCATCTTGCCTTCAACAAATTTCATCTCACAGATTTGCATTTGTCTAGGCGTTATTTTCGCTTCTTGAAGCACTGCATAAAATGAGCGTCTGGAACTTTCTGTCAGCCAGGTTCTTACGCTCTTTTGCAGTTCTTTCATTAGATCACCTTTTCAAAACATAAGCAAGCAGCGCAATCAGACCAATGTTAGCGAACAACATTCCAGCCATGATATAAAACTGCTTATCAATAATTCTTTTGTTTTCAGCAAACAGCATTGTTACTACGCCAGCAGGCAAAACTTCCTGCTGAACGGTTTCTTTATCCATCATCTTATCACCTCAATATAACGTGTTCATTAAACACATTATATCACATCAGCAAACAGACAGTCACTAAACAAATTAAGCAAACATTCCGTTTCACTTTAATTCTTCATTGCGGCATATAGTGCACATCCTGCTATTATGTATGCTATATTGCGCTGTTTTTTAATTCGCTGCTGTTTTAGCTTGTACTCTTTTTCTAGCTCCGCTAAGGATTGATTGGCATTCATCAATAAGCTCTCCTGCTCTTTGACTTTGATTTTCAGCGTCAGACAAAGACTGTTCAGCTCGTCCGACTTCTTCTCTAGCTCCGCTAACTTCTTGTCGGATGTTCCCAACTGTCCCTTCGATTGTGTCAGCAGTTTTTTGTAATTCTCGTTGATTGTTTTTAGCTCCGTCAAGTTGTTGTTTAACTTCTGATATTGTTGCTCCGTCAGAACGTACTCCATTGGCTCGTCCGAATACCGGGGCGAACCAGCCAAAGCGGTTAGCGGCATAAAAAATACCGCAAGCGACACACACGCCAGCGGCAAAAGCAATGACAATTTTAGTTTTTCTTGTTTTCTCATTCTCCATTACAACCTCTTAGCAATACTGATATTTGTAAAATATAATAAACATCGTCAGACGCACAAATTTCGCCTACAAGCGATTTCAGATTCCGCCACGATAAATCATAAGCGGCACTATTTTAAAAACGCTTATAGGCGATGCAATTTGTGTGTGATTTTCGTTCAAAATCGTTAACTTATAGCCTACTTGTAAGATAGAGATTCAGGATATTTTAAAGAGCAAAATAATGATGTAACGCGCCAAGAGTAAAGCCTATAATGAGGCCAACCAAAAACTTTTTGTCAAGCACAAACATTTTCAGTTCTTCCATTGTATCACCTCCAATCATTATAAATGCGTCACCGACTATTACGCAAAAATTACCAGAAAATGCTACACGTATAGGAGAGAATAACTAAACCTCTTGTCGGTGACTATATCTAAAGCATGAGCTTTAAATCATCTTCCGTTTCCTGCTTTGCCGTAGGCAGGAATACCATAAGGAGTAGTAAGGTCAATACCAGCAACATACTCATAAGTAGTTTGCGCTCTGTTGGCGTAACCTGCTCTGTACATCTCGCCAACATCAGCTGCAATCCAATAATAGCTTTTAAACAGGTTATAGAGTGCTTCCAGGCTACGCAGGTCGACACGCTCAAAGCGATTCTCCAAGAAGCGCTTTACAACATAAGTGCTAGTAGGGCACCACATACCAGCATAAATCAAACAGCGTGTATCATCCAATGTCGGCACCTGTTGAAGCACTTCGACATATTGCAGGCAGTCACGTGACAACTGATCTAATTGCGCCTGCTGCCCTGCTTCACTTCTCAAAAGCTCTTTAAGCATCGGCAGTTCGCCGCTTGCCTTAATATCAATATAAGTGCGGTCTACATACTCTGCGCCGCCGGGGATAGCTTTCAAAAGCTCGTTGGCTCTATTGCCTTCCCATTGGCTCACGCCGATTGACGGATAATCATATGCAGTGCTTTTTGTCACACTGTCATAGCCGCCTTCGATTCCGGTTTTAATTAAACCTTTTGCAATTTCTCTTGCAAGACTTTTGTTCCAGTCCATAGCTATCACCTCACTCACTTTTTAAGCAGCGGTTAGAATCTTTTTTGTATACGTCCTCATACATTTCTTGCTTGTCGCCGTTGTATGTATATTCAGCATAAATACCGTCACCGCTAACGGTCGTTGATAACAACGCCTTGTAATTCTGCAACGTCTTGCACGCCCAAACCACAAACACATTCTCAAGCGTAATATGCTCTTTGCTATTATGGTTGTACCACTCTACTAATTTGTTTTTACACACGGATTCAAAATGTGCCATACCTGTAATAATCATTATTATCACTCCTTTAATTTCACTTCTTGATTTCACATTTTAGTTGTTTTGTTAACTTCTTCACTTGAAACTTTAAAAGCTCTCGTCTCAATGGCCTTGTTGCCCAGCTGCACAAGCAGCAGCGCTACCATGCCCAGCGTGCAGCTTTCGTAGTTACCCCAAGTTCTGGCCCAAAAAGCAAGCCATAAAGTAACCAGCACCCAAACGGCAAAGCCTATAACAGCACAGATTCTGCCAACGCTATAGGCGTTGTCGTTCTTCTTTAGCATATTAATTATTTTACGCATGACACTTACACTCCTTGCATTTTTCATCATGTACTTTTAAATCATAGTTAGGCAGTTCATTTAACTGCTCCATCAGACTGTCAATCACGCCATTATCGCCCAGCGCCTCGTAGCTCTTGTAGCAGGCATCTATGCTTTCTTTTGCGTATATCGGAATCCATCCTTTATCCTGGACATAATGATTATAAGCCTGGATAATTCTGTCACGCAGAAGAGCTTGCAGTCCAGCCTTTAGAGCATCATTTTGTTTCTTCTTCTGCCGATACATAGTAATCAGTAGCGTTATTACGCAACCAGATATGACGTTAATAATAGAGTTTAACGCAGCATCCAAAGATTGTTCTACCATTTCACTACACTCCTATAAATTAAATTTCAAACGTCACAGTTTCTACATCTGCTGCCGTAGTTGCTTCCTCAACTTTTTCTTTCGCTATACGATACGCAGTATGCAATTTGTTTGAGCGTACTGCCACAGCAGCAATAATCATCTTTAAATCGGTAGCAGTTACTGGCGTATCGGCATTGTCTGCCGTGGTCCACTCTATTGTAGCTCCTTCGCCTTGCAGTTCCAGCGCAATAATTGCCGCATTGATTCTATCTCTTGCTTTCTCGTCGTAGTCATAGAGATAACCTTTGTACTCAATCGGCTCAACCTCAGCAGTATCACGCTGACGCTTTAACTCCAAGATTTTGCGTTGCTTTACGTTTTCAATCGGCTCTTCTTCATACGTAACGGTTACGCCTAATTCTGCTAAGGCTTCGTCAGAAATTGACAGCGGGATAAACACGCCGTCTTTGCCTAACGCCTCAGAAAGCTCATATAAGCTAGGGTAGGCCTGTTCTTTATATGTATAAGTTGTATTCATCAAATCACCTCTAGTTAAATACAATCTCGACTTTGAATTTCTTTCCTACGTTTGCGGCAGTAAATATACTGGACACATTCGACGGCACTTTCTGCACATAGGTGTAAAAGCCTGTTTGGCTACCTTGATACGATATTTTGCCAACAGCAAGTGATTGAGTAACACCTGTTTCAAGCGGAGTGATGTTAAGGCTGATATTGCGACTGCCACTCGTTACACCTTCTTCTTTGAATGCAACGTCAAGCCAACCACCATAATAAGACAATATAACAAGAGTAACGGCTCTGCCATCATGTGTAACATTGCCTGTAACTTCGCCATAGTAACCAGTGTTGGTATTGTATCCATATTGACCACTTTTAGTTCCCATAGTCATAATGAATACATTCTCATCAACATCACCGCCACCGCCCTCAGCACGTTTGAACATAAATAGACGATTAAGTCCCATAGTATCACCTCTACGATAACTTAGATGCTTGTACGATGCTTGTTTTGTTACCACTATTATCTAATGTTATAAAGATATTAAGTAATAAACCTGCACTCGTAATCGCTAAATCAGATGAATTACCAGTGTATTTTAGTGTGCCACCATTAGTTATAGTTAGAGGATAATCAGCATTAGCTTTGATATATGCAGTAAAGACTAATGACTGTCCTGCGCTTAATAGATGTGAGAAGTTTGTTAAGTCTAAAGTAAAACTACCTGTTGCATTGTACACAGCCGTAACGCTAGAAGGTTTTACAGAATTTCCATTAGCATAAGCAGTTGTATATTTTTCTACACCCAACAAGGCTAAATCAAATGACTGCTGAGCCGTCCATGTATTCTGTGTAGACGTGCTAACCCCACTACCACTCCCGCCACCACTGACAGTAATAGTTACGTTGCCATTGCTATCGGGTTTAGTGTTATTTACAGTTTTTATATAGCCTGCGTCATTAGTAAATGATGATACGTTTGTAGGGATAGCTGCCTGTACAAAAGCCGTTGTCGCTATCTGTGTAGTGTTCGTTCCAACTGCCGCAGTAGGTGCAGTCGGTGCGCCACTCAGCCGTGCCCCACCGTTCCAGCCGTTTCCGTTGATATTGCCGACTAAAACTGCCCCAGATTTTGTACCTGTTGTACATTGATAAAAGTTCCAGCTCGCACTATATTCATAAAAGTCGACACTATCGTGCCCGGAATAACCGAAGTCGACTGCATGATAATACGTATCAGCATTACCCTCGCCACGAAATCTTTGGCACTGAAAAAAACTGCTTGCGTCTGCTCCCGTCTGAAAATTAGGTGCGCTCACACTGCCTGTACACGCCCCACCGCTTAACGGCAGATACGCACTCAATGCACTGCTGTCTGCCTTACTGTTGAGTGCAGCGTTTATAACCTTGTTTTGTACTGGGTTAACCGATGTAGATGACAGTTCGCTATCCACCGTAGCCGACGCTGGTATTGTCGGTTTGTCCGCAAGGTCATTATAACTACCGCTTTTAGCTACCGCCGCAAGGCCTGTAATCATGCTTGCCGGGTGCGTTGACGGATGCTCGTAAACCGTATCCGTAAATTTAGCGTTTTTAGGTACGGCTGTTTCCACGGTCAGTCCGTTTACCTTGGCAGCATTTGCCGCCGTGTCATTTTTGCCCAGTTTTTCAGCAAGCATAGCTTTGACCTTGCTATAAAAATAAGCAAGGCCGTCCAAATCTATCAATTTCGCCATATCAAATATCACCTCCATAAGCTATCAATACAAAACCGCCTGTGCCGCCGCTGCCGCCAGCTCCGCCAACAGTAAGCGTGTAGCTTTGCCCTGCGGCAACAGTAACATATTGGCTATCGTAACCACCCGAGCCGCCGTAATTGCCACCCTTGCCGTAATCGCCGCTCGCCTTATCAAAAGATAACGCAAAGCCGTCAGTAACCTTATTGCCGTCAGACGCGTAACCGTTGGGAGTGCCGCCGTTGCCATATGTCCACGCCGAGCCACCCTCGCCGCCTGTCGCAAATAAGTCAAACGCTCGTGTATCGCCGCCAGTATTGCCGGAACCAAAGCCACCAGCACCAGCTCCGCCACCGCATAAGGCTACACGCAGGCGAGATACGCCGTCGGGGACAGTAAATGTATAACTCCCCGCCGCTGTCCATGATTTTTCCGTATATGGCACGGCTGTACCACCGCTCTCATGTTTTGTAGCGATTGCGTATGTCACGCCGCCCATGCTGACACGTCCTGCCGTGGCGTTTGCGTCGGTGATAGGCTTTAACGCAACATATCCTGCCACGCCGTCCACTCTGACAGTCAACGCCTTGTCACCTGCCTCTGCCGATGTTGTGTATATGTTACAGCCTACCGCTGTGCCGTTGGTCTGCTTAATATACAGCTTTTTACTCATCGTACCCATATCATCACCCTATCCATATCTGACCGCCGGGAATGTTGAGGGTCTTGCTGACTGTAAGCGTTTCTGCTGACGTGCTACCTGTCAGCGTTGTGTTTGCCGTTGACGGTATTGTAGGCTTGTTGGTCAAGTCATTATAATTGCCGCTTGTGGCAACGCTTGCTAAATCACCTGCCGCAACAGCTCCAAGGTTAGCTCTTGCTTGTGCGGCTGTTGTTGCGCCTGTACCGCCTTGCGCTATGGGGACAACGCCGCCGCTGGGGATTGTGCCTGTGCCTGCCAAGGCTAGGGCATTATCAATCTCGCTATTAGTCGCTATCTCGCCCTTTTGCATCACCCCGACAACCGGATTGCCGTCTGCACCTGTTGCTGTGATTCCCTCTGCCAAATCGTTGGCAGTGACGGTGTCGCTTGTCAAATCAACAAGCGTACGCCCGTCATAAATAACTTTATTCACTGCCATTTATTACACTCCTTAGCCTATGGTAACGGTTTTCCCACCCTGAGCATTGTCGCTCTCGTTGTACGGAATAGGGTTAACGGTAACTTGCGAAAGGTAATTAAAACCTTGACTGCTATCAGGCAACACGGTTTGCTGTGTCGTGGTCGGCGTAACAGTTTTAGCTTGTACCTTAACACTCTCTGTGCCGCTCATCGTACCTGTTACACCTAAGATGGATACGCCTGCCCTGATGTTGGTTGCAATAATTTTAGCTTGCTCCGTGGTACTGATCGCTACCCTGCCTGCGCCGTCATGGTAACCAATAGGCACGGTGTAGCTGTCAGCTTTTTTGCTAATCACGCCGCTGACAGCGCCATTGTTCTTCATCTCGCCTGTAATTTTTACGCCGTTCACATACGCTGTTTTACCGCTCAAAATTTCTGCGCCTGCCGCTGTTGCATCAGATGTATCGGCGTTAAAAGTGCACGTGCCTACAATCGGAGCACCGCTCTTATCATGGGCGGTATACGTGCTAAGTATCTTATCCGCCGTAACAGTATCGGCGGTTAAATCAATTAAAGTTTTTCCACCATATACCACTTTAGAGATGTTTTTTTCAGCCATAATTTACTTCGACCTCGCTTCCTATGTATGCAGTAATTCCATCGGATAAATTGGATGTTTCAAAATACGGAATTTTTTCAACTGTAATGTTTTTTGTTAATTGTTTGTTTGCCGTCGGCAATATCTGCACTTCATGAGCTTCGGAGTGTACCGTATAAGCTCCGTCATAAATATCAGCTCCGATGCTCCGTGCTGATAACATACCATGTAGGTTACCTTTGTTCGGTGACAAATTACCATGCAGCTCACCTTTCGCAGCTGTCAATACGCCTTGTAACCTCATTAGTAGGTCACCTCCTCCATTAAGAGGAACTCATGCGGCGGAATAACTGTATCAACGTAGCCATCAGCACGGCGAAGCTCAATGTCATATACATAAGCTCCAAACGCTAACCCTTCGGTATCTGCTGGCTTAATATCAAGCTCACCATTAACGATAACTTTTTGCAGAACGATAGTCTGGTTACGTACCGTGCGACGAAGCGTAAATGTTAATACATCGCTGTCAGTCAGTTCAACATTCCTTCCATTAATATCGGTAATACTAATGTTAAAAACACCGCTATCACCTCTAATCATTCTGATATTGTTGTCATCAACTTTAAACACATCTATCACCTCTTACAATTCTATATTGTTGAGTTCAAAAACAGTTTTGCAAGCTTCTACTTCAGCCTGTTTTTTCCAGCCTGCTTGTTTGCAATCTCCTATATGTATGCTTAAGTCAGCCATCCACTGTAACACCTGACTAGCACTAAGATATTGAATTGTCTTTTCTTTTTCTCCGGCTTTATAACCACGAACAGGGCAACCGATGGAATATTTTTCAGCAAACTGCTCTGAATTTACATTAAGAGCAATGCCTTGCATCGTGATTTGCGTTTCTAAATCGCTGTCGTAACGCACAGGTTCTCCACTGGCACTGCTGACAAAACCTCCTGTTATTTTCGCTGCTGTCCATTCGTCAATTTGTGTAAGCTTTATAGTTTTAAATTCGTTAAATGTTTGAGCAGGAATTTCTACTACCTCGTAGTATTCACCTTTATCCTCAATAGTTGCGCCATTGGCATTACACCATTTAGCAGCATCTGCATAATTTTTGCCATCAAAATTCTCTTTAAAAAACTTAGTTCCTATCATTTTATTTACGCTCCCATCCGGCAACATACCAATATCCTGATACATTTTCACTAAATGCCGAACCACCTTGACCACGTCCATAAACCTTAAATGATGTAGTAGTTACTGTATCTACAATAACAACAGCAGACCCCCAGCTTGTTTTTGAAGTCAGGATAGTATAGTTGGTATCCTTCATAGGAACAATTAACGTAACAGCTTGGTTATACAGTGATGTAAATGTCCCGCCCTGTTCTACCCAACCGTTAGAGTATTTTTTATACCATGAAGAATCATCTTGATGCATTTCAGTTACATATCCAGAATTTTTACCCATAGCAACTAAGCTAATTTCGTTTTCCCCAATGCTGCCTTTATTGGTATTATAAGAATCTTCACTATCAAATACATTAATAGTATTCAAGGTCGATGTTGTCGCCATTTATTATTCCTCCTTTACAGGTCACTCACTGTTGCTGATAAAGCGTTTATGTCTTTGCCCCAGCTTAATGTAATGCCACCGTTAGCACCACTTGCATATATTCTCAAAGCATATGTTTTGCCTGCTGTAACAGCTACTACACTTTCTAATTCTTGACGGTCATTTTCGCCATCATAATCATTTTCAGAATAGCTCCAACCTTTACCCCAAGTTAAACCGCTAGAAGCATTAGCTACGCTAATAACATAGGACACATCTTCTCCAGCAGGTGCATCAGCAACATGAGGACTGCCAACACATTTTATCTTCGTTATATTACTAGGAACAATAAATTTAACTGTTTCATCCGTCGTGTATTTCGTGCTTCCACTCACAACAGTGCTAAATGCAGCAGTATAGGTAGCACCCTGGGTATATGTAACAGGCACATACAGTGTTTCTCCGTTATAGGTAACTGTAAGTGTTTCGCTTGTGCCTTTATTGCCCGAGAGATAAAAGGTTACACCACCTCTACCACTACTGTATGCTACGCCATTAATATTTACAATCTGTTGAGGTGGAAAAAAACCACCGTCTAAAGTGCAAGTTAAATATATGCCTACATTTTGAAGATGTGATAAGATATAGGGTTTATCTTTATATTTAGCCAAATAATTCTTTCCATTTATTTTTGCTATGCTAAACATTTTACCACACTTTCAATTTAATGCCGATGTTATCAAGTCCAAGGTTTGCTCTAGCCTGCGCAGCAGTTGTAGCTCCTGTACCACCATTAGCAATAGGCAACGCTCCGTTTGTATTACCTAAACCCAAAACATAACGAACACCAGCAACGGTAGTTTGTCCTGTACCTCCACCAGAGATAGGAAGAACTTTATATGTAGCATCGCCGCATAACGCCATATCCTGCTTTCCTGCTGTCGGAATTGGCACAAGTCCAGCTCTACCGGAACTGTTATATGTCGCTCCTGTCATGTTGGCGATATTAATATTGCCGCTAGAATCAGGTTTTATGTTATTCACAGAACGAACAAATTTGGCTTTAATTTGCCCTAAAAAATAGCTTAATCCGTCAAGGTCAATTAATTTTTGCAAGTTAGCCATTATGCCAGCTCCTTTGTAATCAAATTCTGAATTTCAGCTTCAGTTGCCGTCCCTAATTTGTACGCCCTCGGAATAACCTCCCATCTCACTGAGCCATCAGTATAGGTTGCTCCGAGTACAGCTTCTCGAAAATCCGGCTCACTCACAGCCGTGTCACCGCCAACAGTACATGCTAGAACAAGACTTTTAGGCAAATTGGGTGACAATACGATGTCGCCATTAACATAAGATGTATTGTTCTTCCGGATGTTTAAACTGTTAAAAAGGTACTGGCTTTTTAAATCGCTAACATTTTGCAATTTATTAAAGTATTCAAGCGGCGGCGCTTCTCCTTTGTCAAGATAACCCCAACCACGCAGGTAATCAAGCTCAGGCCAAGAATCAATCATCTCACCAATGCTTGCACTACTACCAAAAATCAAATCAAAAGTAGGCTGTTTCATTACCATTATTCAACAAGTCCCCCTTTCACTTTTATAATCCTTGCGAATGTTCCTTGATTAAAACCTTTAAACCTATAGGGATTTTCTCCGCTTCTACTAAACCCGAACGTATTTGTAGCATCAAAAGAATAGACATAAATCACGCCAATACCTGCGCCACGGATAATAAGGTTCAGTGCATCAATCAAACGGCTTTCTTGATTGGTTACTAAACGCCCTATTCCTATGCGCATTTTTGCGTTTCCGGCATTTACAGCGGAAATACGTTGAACATTAAAAACATTCTTTATGCTATGGATAGTGCTGACGCGAGAACAGTCTGTTGTATTTTTCTCAATCTTTGAGTTAACGGCAAGACGATAATAACGGTCGTTTAAATTACTGGACGTTAAATAGTTATCGTACATTCTGCGGAACGGAGCTTGTCCGAATCCCATGTTGCCATGATCAGGAAAACCGAAAAAATCCATTGCGATAGCATTTTCAACACGGCGAGTAATATCAGCGACTTCACCGCACATATCAAGCTGCTTGCCAACTGCCGTATCTGGCCATATCTGTGTCCTTATCTGCTCCCTTACTTTATCTATGCTGTCGAGTTCATTTCCGACGGCATTAAGAAAAGCTTTAATATTAGGCTTGTTGCGAAACTGGCTTAACAAATGGTTATACATTCTTTCGCTTGTAGTCATGGTCACAACTCCAAAGCTACAGTAACATTAGCAAGCTTTGTTACTGCCAGCTCATTACGTTCAATCGAAATGTTTTCCTGCTTATACGTCTGACCGTCTTTAGACACGCTGCACTCAATATAGCTAATGCCGTCAACGCCGCTGTAAATAGGACCAAGCAAACGCTGATAAATAACATCATTGCCCATCGACAGCTTGCTAATCTGTTCAAAAACGATATTTTTAATTTTATCGATTGCATCACCGGGTAAAATTTCTTCGTTATATTCTTTAATAATAACCTTGACATAAATCTGCACCTCATGCGGACGGCTAAAGCATACATCTTGCGATGCACCCTCACTGTCCTCAATGCGAACGCAAATATCACCGTTTGTATCAATGCCCAAAGGTGCAACATTTAAGATAGTGCGAGCAATAGCTTCTTCATCACCACCGAAAACAATAGCCTGGAAGGAATGAGGTTTTAAGCCATCAACTGTTTCATCAGTGCGGTTCTCATAAATTGTTACGCTGGTAACATCCTGCAATTCAAGCAACGCAGCCTTAATGCTTTCTTTCATTCCTATGCTGTTTCTGAATACAGCAGACGCATAACGCTGACGGACTTCTGATGCTGTTTCATAGTCGCGGCCTACATATGTTTCAGATTCGTTGCTAACAGAAAACCAGCCGTCATAATTCGTGTTGATATAGTTCACGCTGTTCAGCAAAGGCTCGATTGTTCCGTATTCTTCGCAGTCAAAACGAATAGGACTGCCAACTTGCGTTACTGTAAATGATTCATTAGGTACAACCACAGCTCCATACCGCCTGTCAGAGCGTTCAAAAACCAGCTTGCCATTAACCACATTGCCTTGCCATTTTGGGACGCTCTGTGAAGCCAAGGCAACGGCAACAACAAGAGCCGTTTCTCCTGCTTTTGCCGTGTACTTAATAACTACATCATTGTCAAATTGAACACTATAAACCTTGCCTTGTGCGGGTGTAGCAACATCAAGCGTAACGTGTACGCAGTCATTAAGGGTAATGGTGCTTTCCTCGATAATATTCCACTTATAACCAGACGTATCTTTAATCTGGCAGTTGGCAGGAAGAACCATGCCGCTACGTCCATAACAAACAGCATAAAGGTAGCTTGCCTGAGCTTTCTTTCGTTGTACATTTGTGTAGGCCAGTGTGTTATCCAAGCTGCCTTCGCTGGCACTAATCGGCGAGCGGTCATAATAATCACGCTCCAAAAGCTGCCACATCCGGTCAAGCTCTGCAGCATACACGCCAACGAGAACGCCTATCATGCTGTTAGGTTGACGGCTAACTGTTGAGCCTAAATTTTGCTCCAAACTTTTAAAAATATCTTCGCGAATCTCCGGCAAACGCTTTCTAACAAAACCATTAACTGTTACTCCGTACTCCATAGCCTAAAACCTCCTTCCTTACAATCATGCCGTATTCAGTTTCTGCTTCATAGCTTAATAACATTTTTCGTGTAGTGGATTCAAAATCAATATCAATGCTAACCAAATTGCTTACTCCGTCAACTTTTAAAATTTGCTCACGGAAAAGCTCTCTGATTAGCGTAAAATTAGGATTTTTAACAAGCACATAATCGAGATAAGGCACGCCGTGCGTAACATCTAAAAACCATTCACCTAAAAAAGTAAGCAACTGTATTTTTATCTGTTGCGCTACACGCTCAACATTGTCGATGAACAGCACATCACCGTTTAAAGCAAGGTCATGCGTCTTTGCGTTTAAAGCTAAATCAAGCACTTGCATCACCTCCTAAATAACTAGGAACATATATGTCCAATCCGTTCTCTTGACTTTGTGCAAGTAACCCACAATCAAGATAAAGCTTTTCAACAATCGCTTTCTTGTTAGGAGTTTTTACAACATTACCTCTATCCTCTACAAGGCAAACGAAATCCATTTTGCTGTTACCTTGCCAGAACGATTCAGCATAATCATTAATCTGCGTAGCTTCAGTAACCCTAGCTGTCAAAATATCTTTAATAACAGTATCAAGCTCAGGCTGTTCAGCATCAACAATCTTTTCGCCAACACTGCCTTCTGCCTGTGCCGATGTTTCAGATGTAGTGTATTTGATTTTATCGGCAAGATTTTCTTTTAGCCATTCCCACGCATACCAATACGGCGTTAAATCAATCCTACCTACATCAGCATTGTATTTAATGCCGTACTTTTCATCATCTTTGCACTTTAACGCAGCTTTTGTCTGCGATACATAAGCACCACGAATAACAGCACGAACAGAATCAGACACGCTAGCGACATCACTAAAATAGCTGTCAATAGCTTTTTCAAGTTGGACAAAATACGTCCACGAGCCTGTTAGTGTAGGGAACGCCACAATGCAAGCCGCTTTTTGTTCCTCATAAGCTCTCAAAACATCTTCTTTCTTCATAGCGTCCCTCCTTTACTGTGACGAACTCGTAGTTCCATGATGATAAGAATGAGTGTGACCGATAAGACTGATACCGCCACCTTGTACATCTCCTGTGCAAGTGATTGTCCCTTGCACGTTGATGTTACCCACAATGTTTATCGTGTTACCAGGCGTAAGGCTAATCTTTGTGCTGCCATTAATAACTTCCACGTTATCAGCAGAAATTGACTGCGAGGGCATCATGCCGACAAAACAAAAGCCGTCGGTCAAATCATATTGCCGTGGGTCGTGGTTATCGTCACTCCCTGCGCCTAACCATTCATCAATACTACGTTCAGAAAAAACTATTAAGCAGCTATCTCCTGCTTTAACCGGATAAGTAATCTGTGCCGCTCCTGCGTGGGGCATAAAAACAGGAACACCGTCGATAACAGGATATTCAAGCACCCTATCATCGGCGGTGTATTTCTTTAACGTTGACTTCACGCTGGCAAGGCAAGTAGAAGCATCAAATGACAAAATTGTACCAGGCAAGCAAGTGTGAATGTTGCCTATTTTTTGCTGCATAAGATTTTCCAATCCTTCAAGCGTATCTGCTGTTGCATCAAGGCTCATATATAATCACTCCTTCGGTACAATCTCGTACACTTCAAGCTCCGTATACCAATTCTGTCCGCTATACGAGCCGTTATGCTTTAAGCTTTCTATTTTGAACCACCCTTTTATTTCCTGCGAATCAATGTAAACCAAATCTCCCGGATTTAATACAGGCTGCAAAAGGCATTTAACATTCCAGCCTGCTTTTTTATCCCTTTTAGGTTGGGTAGTCTTTTTACTTGTTTTTTGCTTTGCCGCTTTTGTTGGACCTTTAAGAAGTTTTTCAACAAAACCAATTAATCCGCTTTCAGGAGTAAGCTTTATAGCCTGCACATTGGTGTTGCCGCCTTGCTTAATAATCTGCAAGGTATTGTTTTGAATACTCCATTCTAAATCAGTGCCAGCACAAACTTTGTCAAGACACTCACGTCCTGCACCGACAAAAGAAAATCCATTGGCAAACGTCGTAAACTCACAATCATCAGCATACGTCACTACAAGTCCCATATCTGCTGCAACATCGTCAAGAGCTTTCTTCCTACTAACATCTTTAGCATAAGACAAGGACACGATGCTATCACGAATAGCAACGTGCCCATCATAAAGCTTCATCTCTGTTACTTTGTCAGAACCGCTCATATAGGAATAGCAGTCAGTTACCCAGCCGATGAAAATTCTTTTTAATCCAGCGTCCTCGCTGTACCCAACTTCAAGGATACAGATTGTATCTGCTCTTTCCAATTTATCGGCAGTTGCTTTTGACAAGTTATAAATTTTCAGTGAACAGGAATTGCTTTGCTTAGCAAGACTTTTTGCAATGTCAAACTCAATCTCTAATCCTTGTTCTTTCGCCTTTGCTTCAATAACAACACCGTCCGAACCTTGTACGCCTAGAGTAATTTTATAGATGCGGTCAAACTGTGCCATGGTTAACCTCCATAAAATTCATCTTCTGTACAATACACGAGCGTTGCTGCTCCGTTTTGAAAATCATCTCTGCCTACACTTTCTTTGTCCGTTAAGACAAGTAATTCTCCCCTCGGAGTATTACTTTTGTGATGGTTCATTAGCAAGGGAAATTTCGGCACAACGCAAGCGTTTGCAAGAATTACATTGTTGTTAGCGTCCCAAAGGTGCAATGCCCAAAATTGCCCTTCATGGTTCCAGCACACTCTTACTTTATATTTCTCGCCGTCAAAAGGAACGCTAAAAACAACATCATTGCCGTCAGCAAAATTAATCGTAATCATGTTACCTCCTAAAACAGCAAGCCTAATCCGCTTTTAATATTATCTACTCCGCCAGCAAGCCAGCTTTTATTTGTTGAGGTTTCGCTTCCTAGAGAATCACTAATACCACCAGAAACATTACTGTCAGGAATGTTAGCAGAACCTCCACCAACGTCAACAGAAGATGTTTTTGCTGCGCCTGCGTTTGCTGCAGTTTCTCCTGCATTTTCCTCTTGCGATGCAGTAACGACATTCTCCGGTATCGTTGTTGTCTGCGTTGTTACCTTAACAATCTGCTGAAAAGATAAGTCAACATAAATAATGCTTTTTGACGAATCCGGCTTGCTCACCCGGCAAGAAGTCATAACCATGTTGTCATACTTCTTTTCAGGACGAATGATTGTTACAGGCTCTTTCTTATCTCTGATTTCCTCTAAAAGCTGTAGACCGTTAGCAAATTTCTTTTCTCCCCACCCATTCTTATAGAACCACGTTACCGGAGCAGACGAAATGCCGACAGTCATTGTCAATTTTAAAGGCTTGTTGACAATATGGTCAGCAATTTCAAAGCCTGTTTCTACCGGGTGTCCTGTTACGTCCTGATCATAGGTGTATTCGAAAGATTTTACTATATCAACCTTTAAAGAACCAACTTGCGTAGGATTTTTAATGTTGTAACCTAAAATATCTGCCAGCATATTACTTCGCCTCGCTTAAAGGAAAGTAGTTAGCAACTGGCCAGCCGTTATTGCGACTAACAACATTGCCTACCGCAGTTGCTGTAGCTTCCGGGGAAGTGCTGGCAGTTGTAACTTGAATGTAATTCGTCGTATTGCCGCTATTGGAAATGTTAGAAGAAGTGTTCGTGGTAGTCGGATTACCTAACAAACGGTTTACGGCAGTGCTGCCAAAGTCTGAAATAGGATTAATGATATTGTTGTTCACAAAATCTTTTACGCCTTGCATGATGTTTAACTTGCTGATTAATTGGTCAACCCACTTAATAGCGTCTTTTACCCACTTAATCATGTTGTTAAAAAAGCCAGTTATTAGCTGCCATCCCGAATTTATTGTATCGGCAAAAAACGTAGCCAATACTGTTAAGCTGTCTTGTATAAACCTGAAAGCGTTAACAAACAGCATAATCACTCCGGCGATAACATAGCCTATCGCAGCAAGACCGGAAACGAAAGCATTGCCTATTCCTTCCCATAACCAAGAAGTTAAGCCCCAAATACCTTCGAATGCCAATTTAAATAACTCATAGATAAGTTTAGGAACAAAAGCAACAGCAGTTGCAATATCACTAAACCATTGAACAACGCTATCTTTAAAGTCGATAAATTTATTTTTTATAGGCTCAAAATCACCAAACCAGCGTTTCATCATTGTGTCTGCCTTCGGGTCAGTTACCCACTTGTAAAAATCCTGTATAAGCAAAACAACAAGAGCAATCGCAGCTGCTATCAATAGGAATTTACCCATTAAAAGCATTTGCATAGCCGCTCCCCTTCGTGTTTGGCTGTTAAATGCTATTTGCGCCCCGGTTGCCAAGATCAAAGCATCTCTCATAGCTACAATCCATTTTACGGCAGTTCCAATCATCATTACAAAACTGCTCCACTTTGCCATGCCGAAAAGAATACCTGCGTAAATCGCTGCAATTCGCAGGCCAGAAATAAAGTTATCAAGATTAATATTCTCGATGTAGTCTGCAAATTTTGCCATGCTTTTTGCTATGCCGTCAACGATGCCTGTCTTATCCTCAAATTCTTTAAAAAATTTTCCAAGCGCATTTTGCATTTTGTTGGTTGCTTGTCCAACAGTCCAAGGCATTTTACCTAACTCCATTTTCAAGCGGTCAGATTGCCCACGAATAGCATTAAAAACATCTTGTGCAGTTAATTTGCCTTCGCTGCCCATCTGTCTTAACTGTCCAATTGTAGTACCCATACCTTCGGCAATAGCTTTTGCAAGTCTAGGTGCTTGCTCCATAATGGAGTTTAATTCATCACCACGCAACGTGCCGGAACCCAAAGCCTGACCTAACTGTACCAACGCAGCTTGCTGAGATGAAGCATCACCGCCACCCAGCAGCATTGCGTTTGAAACATCCTCTGTAAACAGCAAAATGTCTTTAGTGCTTTTCTTCAGCTCCTGCGCATTACGTGCAACAGATGTATAAAGCTCAGCTGTAGACTTATATTGCTGACGAGTACGGCTAGCAATGTTGTAAATTTCTTTCTGAACAGCTTTTGATTCCTGCTGACTTTTGGTTACGTTGTTTACTTGACCTTCAATAACCTTCCATTCATCAATCGTTTTAATGATACTTCCAAGAGTTAGCGAAGCGCCAGCGAACATAGCAAGACCGCTTAACTTTGAAAATAAACTATCAACTTTGTTGCCTGCTTTATCAGCAGAATCGCCAACACGTTCAAGTCCTGTTTTAACTTTTTTGGTTGTCTGCTCTACTTGCTTAACGTTCGAGTTATTCACTTTGAAGCCAATCGCAATAGCTAAACTTCTTACGTCCACGGCGCATCAGCTCCTTTCTTTTTAGGGTGATCAAGATAATATCTTTGTACATCACTCTGCATATCAAGCAGAGCGTTTATTTTGCATAAGTCGCTTAATGTAACAGTACCTTCTTTTATTTCTGTAACAGTAACTACCTTAGCCAACACTGGCCGCCAAATAAAAGATTCAGCTGTTAGCGTTGGCGATAAGGTGCCGGGAATTTCTACTTGCTCACCAACATCTCGCGGACTCCAGAGAGGTTGGGAATTAAAGCGAAAAAATCTCCGAAATTTACCTCAATAATAAATTTTTCAAGTTTAAGAAGCTCAACAAGCTTACCAGTAAAAAGCTCATTGATAACATCTTCTGTTAGCATAATAGCTTCTTCTTCGCCCTTAATCTTAACGCTGACATATTCAGCATCAAGCAGACGTTCAGAGAACTGTGCCAGCACTTCACCATTAAAGCTTTCACCTAACTGCGCAAGGATAGCACCGACATTAATCTGAGCACCTAATAATGCTTCTTTCATATCTTCCATTTCGCCGTTAGATGTTAAACCGCCTTTTAAAGCAGCAGTAATAGCTTTCTGTAAGTCACCATACAGTTTCAAGCCTTGCAACGGAGGAAAAGCACGAACATAAAAGGTGTTCGCACCGATTTTTCTGTTCTTCACTTCGAATTTCGCTTGTCGCATCTTTTACTCCTTAGCTATGTCCACCAACTAAAAAAGCTTCATCCGGAACAACTGCCATGAATACCCATTCGCATTTTCCGTCAGAAGCAGATTTGCCACGCTGAAAGTTTGGTTTTTTCACAATCCATGCCTGATCACTAACCATAACGCTGTCACCGCTCAAATCTTTAATAGTCAGCGGCAGCAAGCCTGCACCATTTTGATTGTCTGCATCTTGAATCAAGCTTAACGCTGCATTGCTGGAGCTGGACTGCAACAGAGTAACAGTAACTTGCTTTAAGACTGAGGACGGGTCAATACTGCGGACAATTTCCTGGTCACAGCCGACAATAGCGGAAATTCCGTCACCTTGTGTTTCAACATTAATAAAAGTGCCTTCATCAACGCCAGTCAAGATAAGAGAGCCGAACAGCACCTTAACTTTCTTCGGGTCGTATGTCTTTACTCTTGCCATTTAATTGTCCTCCTTTAAGCCTTTTGAATAAGGTTCTCATAAGTCAAAGAACCATTAATGTTAACAGCATGGATAGCACCTGCAAGACGTGCGGTAAACCTTACATCGTCAAGAACTCTTTGTGCTTTCTTGTTTGCGCTAATATTAGCAGCTTTAGGAACTGTAATAGTGTAGCCAAGATTTCTGTTGCCATCATCATCGTATTCAGTCGGAGCGATACCGCCACGGTCTTGACCAAGTTTCAGAACTTTATTCAGCACACCTTCGACAAGCGCAATGCCAGCATCAGTGTACGGCAATTTCTCACGATTAATGAGCATTGCAAATTCTTCTGTTTTAATAGTTTCAACGAGCCAGTCACGGAAACGGATAACGTCAATCCATTCACCTGCACAAGTCTTGCCGTTTTGAGTAATGCTGACGTTCTCCGAGAAGTTTTCAAAGGTATTGTAGTTTTTGGCAGTCAATGCAAGATATTCTGTTTCGGTTAAATCATCATTTGAAATGCCGGAAAGCTTTTTGTTGGCCCAGGTTTCACCGCCGGGATATACAGTAAAGCATCTGGACATTACAGCTGCTTCAGGAAATTCTTTTTCTGCTTCCTTATGATAAAAAACAAAAGTGCGATAATAATTTTTCGCTTTCAGCTTACTGCCTGTATCTGTTGCAACGCCAGCTTGCAACGCATCGGCTTCAGCAACAGATGTACCATACAGCTTTGTATGAGCTTCAACCCATTCTGCCATTTCCATGATTTTTGCAGATGTACGGTCAACATAGCACAAGCCATACCAATCGTTGTCAACAGCACAAATCTTATTCATGTTATCAGCAGCGGAGCTATCAGAGTTCATTCTACCGATTTTGACTTTCTCATAATGCGGAATCTGGCTAAAAGCTTGTAATGCAGCTTTATAAACAGCATCCTCAGCGGTCCAACCTAAATCTAAAAGCTGGTCAGCGTCCGTAATGGTCAATACATACGCCGGAGCAGCGTGCTCATGTGCAGATACAATCATTAGCGTATTAAAGCCATTGGATGAAATGCCTGTAGTATTCAAAGCAATCTGCACATTGACTAATCTGTCGATATTTGCCATATTTTCATCTCCTTAATTTTCTAATTCTCCCATGATTTCAACTTTTACAATTTCACCATCTACAGCAGGGCGTTCTTCTTTATCCTTGCCGTTATTCGTAGTGCCGTTTATTTTTAATTTGTTAAACCATTCTGCACCCTGGCTAAGCAGCTCACGGCAGTACGAAACAGTCAAATCAACCGACGCTCGTTCCTGCCACGTTCTGCCATCCAATGAAGTTGTAATGTCTTGCACTTGCTCGACACTGTTTATAGCCACATTTGCAGAATCATACAAGTTAATCATATCCGGCATTTCGAGATAAAGTTTAAGCTTCGACAGAAGTTCAACAGCACCCTCGCCGAGAGCTTGTATGTTTAACGTAGCTTCAATGATACCTGCATTGCTGTACTGTGCTGTTTCAGTTAAAAAAACAACCTCGTTTCCTATACTGCGTTCAGCCAGAAGATCAACGACGATGTTTAATTCATTTACAGCTGGAGGTTTCATTTTTGCTCTGCGAATCGGAATCGGATAATATATTTTTTGTAATACCGAAATAAAAAAATTCAGTACGTCAGTACGAGTATTAGCTTCTTTCAAAATTCGCTCACCTCTACTGCATATGCACGGTAATGGTTAATAACATCACTTTGAAAAATATCGCTGGCAACCACTTCAAAAAGCTTTCCACGCCATTTAAAGCGGTCAGCCATTGTATTTGTTCGTTGGTCATCAACATAAAGTTCCTTGTCGGTATATACTTTTACCGCTCTAGCAGTCCTGCTACCTTCAGGAAGTAACATCATTTCATTAGCTTTAAGCGGCTGCACACTGGCTAACACTTTAAATTCTTGTGGTGTAGGATACATATAGGTTCCGTTGGCAAGCAGTTCAGGACTGCCGTTGTAACGCAGGACAGTTATCAGCTTTCTAAAACTACTCATGATTAGCACCTTTTCTTTCAATGACATAGCGAATTGATTGTCGCAGATGCCCGGTATCAATTAATGGTTTAGAACTTTTCTTGCGCTTTATTGTAGCAGGAGAGTTCGGGACAAACGGTCCGTCGACGATTTTTCTTTGAACCATACCTTGTACAACATTGCCTAACTGATTAAGAGCAGCGTTTGTTCCTAGTCCAAATACAGCGCCATTGGCAACACGCTGAATCATTTTGTCAATCATAGGCAAATTTTCATCATACGCAGAACGCAGGAAAGAACGTTGGGGCATATCGCCCAGCCCAAATTCATGTATCGCTGCAATAACAGCCAACGGCTGGTCTGTGTTACGAACGCTTCCACCTTTCCCTCGCCGTACAGCTTTGTCTTTAGCTTGTACACCAACCTTAACCACAACGCCGTCAAGGTCTTTGTTTAGCGTTCGTATGATACGATTTAAACCTAAATCTTTATCCTCTACTCTACTCATAACGCATTATCCAATCTTGTTACTATCGGAACAACGCACATAGAGCGCAGACGTTTAAATTCAATGCCATAGTACGTCTTGTCCAACATATCGAAAGAAGCTGACTTGTCACCATATGAACGTTGCAAGTCACCTTCTTTTTCCGACGTTACAGAGCCTGTAATCCCAACATCAGATGAGCCGTTTTCTCCATACTGCGCAATAAGCTGACGCAGGACAACGTGATGCGCTATGAGATAAACAAATGCTGTTATATACATATTGCCAAAAACACTTTCTGACAGCATAGGCGAAACAAGATTAATGTAGACTTCTAATTCTTCATCAGTAAGAATCAGCTCGGGGCAGATTACAGAAAAAGCTTGCTTTATTTTATCTTTAGTTTCCGTTAACATTTTTCTTTGCCATGTTTACAAAAGCAAAAATAACGGAATAAATATCTTCTGCGGTTTCTGCGCCCTCTACATTAATATTGTATTTCTTAGCGAAAGCAGTCAAAGAACGCTTGCTGGATTCAGCGGACAGTCCTGCAAGGTCTGCTGCCATATCATCAACATTTGCTTCTTTAGCATTGCCTTTCTCAACAGTAATCATTTGTTCTTTGATGTAGGCTTTTACAATAATGTTTTCGCCCCATTCATCACCAACGATGCCGCACTGATCAGGCATGATATATTTACCGTCGATATTAATTACAGCTTTAGAGATGTTTTTAACTTTCATTCACTTTCCTCCTAAAAAAGAAAATGCCCTCTCATGCGAAAGGGCAGTATATAGTCAGATTAGATGCCAGAAGCCTTGTTCATGGACAGCGGATAGTAAATCAACACGCCAGCGGTACGAACCTCGCAAGGAACTTCAAATTCCAAGCCTTTTTGCTGAATAGTGTGCTGAGTGAACGGCAGCGGAACTTCCAAGGTTTGATGGTCTGCGTCCTTAACGTATGCAATCATCATATCCAAGCCGCCTACACCTGCGCCAGCCAGCTCATTGGCTTTCAATACAGTTACATCCGGGTTATTGCGTTTAAACACAGACAGAATAGAATCTGCGACTACATCAGAATAAGGTGTGGAAGCAATGTAGTTGTATTGATCCGGCGGCAGTACCAAGGTATTAGGATTTTCTACGTCATTAGTCTGCTTGCTAACAGAATTAATAATGCCGTTCATATCACGCAGAATCTGAACAGCGGTTTTATCTTTGAATTTAGTAGAAGAACCGGAGCCGTCACCGGGAACGGTATAGTTACCAATGTTCGGATTGTCCAGGATACCAACAACACCATATTTAGCATCACCATGAAAAGCAATGCGGTTAATATATTCGTCGAGAGCACGGCGAACAGCAATAGCCTTGCGAGCAGTTAGCGGTTTTCTTGCCATAGCAGCACGGCGCAAGTCCTGCATGGTGTAGCCATATGCTGCACCGCCAGCAATAACTTTAGCAATGTGTTCTTCAGCCAGTACATCTACACGAGTAAAGTCGGTTGCATAGTTGGCGATAGTCTTTGCCATGCCGACAGAACCCAAGGACTGATAGCTGATAGTGTCAGCGCCGGGGTCAACGTCAGAGGACATATCAAACAGTTTCAGCGCATTCAGATTAGCGAATTTCTGGTCATAGGTTTTTGCCTTTACAGCTTCGAGTTCTTTTGCGACAAAAATAGTATCGCCTGCGTCTTTACGCAAGCCGTCGCAACGCTCAATAACATTCAGGTCTAATTCATCATAGTGCATTTGAGTCATTACTATTTCACCTCTTCTTTTCTAATCAACCAATTTCGATAACTGCCAAGCCTGCTTTATCGCAGGAAGTGATAAATTTGGCACCGCAGCCAAGAGCTTCGATAGTGCCAGCAGCAACAGTATCTTTAACAAAAGTGCCGTCAGCAAGCTTCAGATGAGCTTCGTCACCTGCGTTAACCGCACCTCCGGTAGTTACCCATACACGACCTTTAGTTACAACAGGAACAGTGTAATTCTGCGGATAATATTTTTTGCCAGCTTCAGGCGGCTCAATATGAGTATGCAGAGTAACGCCGATAACTTTCGCACCGTCACCGGATGCGGACGGAGATTTCACCTGATGCTCTGCGTCAGTGCCACGGATAACGGCGCAAGCAGCACCAATACCGTCAGCTTCTTCAACAGCAAAGGAATCTACAGTATGAGAGGACAAATCATACAGCGCACCAGCAAAAGCTTTGTCCATGGTTAATGCATAATTAGTAATTGCCATTGTATTCACCTCTTTCTTATTCTTCGCCGCGCATGCGTGCAATCATGCGGCTACGTGCATCGTTAGCAGAATCATTCTTAGCTTCTTGCTTTTCAGCACCGCCTTTAGCTTTTACAGCTTGATTTTTTGCGTTATCATTGCGAAGCATCTCTTTAGCAGCAGAATATGCTCCGTTAATATAAGCTTCGGATACACCGTCAAGCTTAAAGCTTTCACCAAATGCAGCTTTGACAATGCCTTCTTTCAACTCAGCGTTGGTCAAGCCATCGGTTTTTTCAACCTTAGCAATTTTAGCGGTTTCTTCCAGCTCCGCACGTTCCTGCATATCAGCCTTTACAGCTTCAACAGCCTCTTTTACAGCTTTCTCTTTTTCAGCGTCAGCAGCATCAACTTTAGCTTTCAAAGCATCACGCTCTGCGGTCATTGCATCAGCTTTAGCTTTTAAAGCGTCAGCATCAGCTTTAAGAGTGGTATTTTGTTCTTTTACAGTTTTAAGCTCAGTGTTAGCAGTATCAAGCTTTACACGAGCGTTTTCTTCTTTGCTTTGCAAAGAGTTGACGTAGTTGGCAATTTTTTCGTCAACTTCAAAATCAACAGAATCAATTTTAATTTTCATTTTCGTTTCTACTCCTTCGATAATTTCGTCACCGTCAAGATTAAGCCGTGCTTTTGCTCCGGCACGTGCCCTATCAACAACGGCTAAATGATTGATACGAATGTTGCGTTGGATAGCATCATATTGCTGTCCGTCCGGTGTAGTGCCTGGCGTTTCTTCAACATCTACTCTGTAGCCTAAAGACAAGCCACGCTTTTCGCCGATAGCAGAGGGATTATGGATAACAATGTCACAGGCAATGTTTGTTTCGTCCTTCGGATAACCGCTGGACAAAATCGTGCCAATGGCTAAATCTTGTGCGGTATCACTGTTTACAATGCCGCTGGCAGGATGTCCTACCACAATAGGCTTGCCGATAAAGCTTGCTTCGCTGTCAGTGTCGAATACTTCCTCCGGCGGTCTGTACTCTCGTCTAATAGTCCCGTCTGGCTGTTGGTAGATATAGATGCCAGTACGTGCCACGATTGGAGAATCACGCAAGAAGCCGTCAGCGTCAGTAACTGCACCGCTAACAAACATCCATGAATCAATGCGTTCATATCGTTGTACACTTCCCAAAAAATTCACCTCCTTATTTTGGGGTATATAAAAAGCATATGCAATTTGTCGCATATGCCTTCTAACTTAATTCTTTACTTTTCTTTACATTCACCCTACCCATTGGAACTGCTGTTGTCATGTTCCATTGCTCCAGGTCAATAACAGGTAATGCTACGCAACGGCAGTTATAATCCATACACGGATGATATTTTGGAGAAGGATAAACCTTTATGCCGTTAATTTCACCAACCTTGTCGCTGTTCCAATAGAAGTATTTCCCATCCATCTCAGCATGAGAAGGTCTGACACGTTCATCATGTGACGATGACCATTGATACACGCTTATACCGCAATCAACCTGCCTACGCATTGTTATAATGCCGTTCAGATTGCCTACCTCATTCCTTGCGATAAATTTGGCTCGTTTGTCGGTAGTGTTGAGCAGTACCTTGATTTCTTCTTCAACTTCGCTCATGGCAGTGCCACGCTGAACAGCATTGCTAACAATGATTTGTAGCTTTTCAATGTAGGTATTGACTATGCTATCAACAAGCCTGCCTTGCTGCGCTTTCCATTCCGCTTTTACTGTATCAAGTAAAGCCGAATCATTTAAAAACACATCAACGCTAACCGCTTCTGCAAAAGCACTGATAACATTAGCATCGACAACGCTGGACACGCCAGCAAGAATAAGCTCTAATTCGCTTATGGCATCCTCGATAGTCATGCTCTTTAAAAGCTCGACAAGTATCGCCTGAACGAAAGCATCCGTAACAGTGCTGTCATCGTCACGGCGCAACGAATATGCCAGCGTAGGTATATTGTTATTCGTGGCACTTTTTAAACGTCTTACAACGGCTCTGAGGACGCGATAATAATCACGCTCAAAATTCTTTGGATATTTCGGACGCTTCTTTGCTTTAAGGTAGCGTATCGATTTCTTCTGTTTCTTCATCATCTAAATCCAGCTCACTTTCTGTAACTGGAATATCGCCACGCTCTTTAAGGTATTGGCGAGCTTGCGTTGCATCTAACAGTTGATTATCAACCAGGTCAAAAACAAGCTTAACAACGGCAGCTCTTACTTCCGCCTGTGTCTTGTCAACGTTGGCTTGCTCCAGATCATTTAGCGGTTCGATCGCCTTAAACTTAATGCTCCACTTTTCAAGTTCCTTGCCGTTGGTCGGCCCTTCTTTCGCAAGCTGGATAAGTCTTACAAGATACTCTAACGCTGGACGGATTTTCCTGCGTTGAATACGCCTGACGGTATCGTAGTAAATCTGCAAGTCGCTCTTGCCTGTGCTGTTCATGCCAGCCGGAGAACGCCCAAACAAAACAGTAAAAGGATACCCGGTAACAGCACATAAAGCCTGCTCAAACTCTTGAATAATATCAGTCAAGCCTGTGAGCGGAATGTTGAAAATGCCGTATTCATCTTCCTTGTCAACGGCTACACTGCCATTAATTCTGCGTGAGTAGTCTATCAGTTCTAACCGCCGAATAACAGCTTGCGTGCCGTCCTCTCTTGACAGCAAATTGCTTAAACCTTCAAGTTTTAACAGCGACGTGCTAACCTTGTCCATTATGTCGATTGTTTTATTCATTGCAGTTTTCATACGGTTTAGCGCAGCCGGAATACCATCCAGGCAGGATAAGCCAGCACCATTATTAGCAATACGCTCTATCTTTGGCAGCATTTCGCCGTCAAAAATAAGTAGTCTGCTTCTGTGTACCTTAAACTGATTTCCGTTTGGTGGCGAAATTGTGTAAAACTCCGGCTTACCAAAGTTCGCATCTCGAATATCTGTATCAAGATAAATTGAGGTTGTGTCCGGGTAAATATCTCGCTTGTCAAAAATTTCTAATCCGTTAATCCTGCGTAAACGGTTGATATTAATAGGCTCGCTTAACTCCTGGCCATCGTCAGCAAGGATAAGAGCACAAGACATACCGAACAGTCTGTCCCAATATAAAGCCTCTGTAAGCTTTTCCTGCACAAACAGCGTTTCAAGCTCCTGCAAGATACAATCGTCAGAATCGCCTTCGATTTCTATAAAATTCTTCATAGCATCATCGGCAGCCATTGTAACAATTCTACGCACAAGAGCATTTCTGTACATTGTAGCCAAAGCCTGGTCTGTGAGTTTTCGCTCGTTCAGCAGACCTTCATAATTGCGAGCTTTACGTGCAATAAAAGCATCTTTAAATCCGCTGTCTGCACGAATTGAATTATCTTTTCTTTTTACCATTATTCCTCCTAGCTCGTTAAGCCGCCCCAGCTGCGTGAATTCATGAGCTTGTTAAACGCATCACTTGACGCATCCACCATATCATCATGCTTGCTTTCCGGGAACGATTCAAGTTCTGACAGATACATATCATTCCATTCACTTTTAAGGATAAGGACATTTCCTGCCTGTACCTGTGAAGCAAATGGAGTAGCACGAACCTCTTTGCTGCCTGTCGGCGATACAATCTCTACCGAGTACCCGGCAAGCATTGATACAAGGCTTTGAGCTTGCGCCTTGCCTGCCTGTCCAGGGTCTTGCGGTATCGTGATTTGTACGAATTTATATTTACCCTGGTCAATCGCCGCCATGTTGCGCAGAAGATTTCTTGCATCATTTGCCTTTATCTGCTTGCGCTTTACATCAAGAACAATTACTCTGCCATCGTCAAGCAGTCCCATTAACACGCCTGCTGTTGCGTCAGGATCAGGGTTGAGCGGCGTAGGCTCTGTTGCAGCCAAGTCCCAAGAACGTGCATAAGCAATGATATTTTTCGGTACTGCATCAACAAAAGTGAAGTTTTCTGTTTTAAAGTACATACCAGCGGCAGGACGAATCTTCCAGTTACCATACAGCAGACGTTCTTTGTCAATCTCTGCCAACGCTTTAAGGTTTGCCATGTACGACGGGTCTTTAGCCATTAAAACTTTGTTGTCCGTCAACTTTGATGCTATAAACGTAACCGACTTGCATTCTTCGACATTTACGCCGTGCTCCTTTGCGAGTTCATGCGGATTGCTTCCCCAATAAATAGTGTCATTTAATACGCACATATATCGTACAACACCGCTGCGCTCATAGATTGGATAACCTGTTTCTTGATTAATCCACCAGGAAATAAAATCAGCTACCCAACTATCGCTGTCCGGGTTGCACGTCGCTCTTACATAAGGACGAATACCGCACGTTGAACGGTTACGAGAAAGCATATACAAAAATTGGTGTCGGCTAAAATGCGTCAGCTCGTCAAATGCTAGATAGCAGATTTCTGAGCCTTGCCAGCCTTGCAAATCTTCGTCACGCTCCAAATGCGCAAAATGAATTCTTGCTCCGCTGGGACTAAAAAACCAATGTAGTTTTGGAGTTTTCTTAGGTTTTGCGCCTTGCACTTGTCCATATATTTTGTTAGCGGCATCCCACAAACCGCCTGAAGCTGTGATTTGAGTATAATTTTTTCGGAACACAACGCCGCTAAATCCTGCTATATCTTTATGCCTTAATCCTTCCAGGAGAAGTGCAAAGGTTTTTCCGCCGCCAGCTGCTCCACCATAAATTACTATATCAGCAGAAGAACACATAAAAGCTGTTTGCGGTCCTGGTTGCGGAGTTAGATACAGCGGCTCAAATGTATCTCTGCCGTTATTTGGAATGTAGATAGATTGGTAAGCGTCTATTGTTTCAACGCTTGCATCTTCTGCCAGCGACAATATACCTCCGTCAGCTCCTGCCAATGTAGCAAGAGTGCGAATTGCATTAACATCGCTTTCTTTTAAAGCTTTGTTAAGCAACTTTGCTATCATTAAGGCTTGATAGTTTTGATCTTGCTTGTCTAAGCCGAAAGCGTGTAAAAAGCTTTTTGCTTTATCGTCGTGTACTTGTGATTCAAGTATGGTTTTTGCTATCTGCTGTAAGTTTTTTTTTGCCCGTCTTATTTCACCGGATTTTTTGCCGCCAACAGTTCCTCTTTTTCTTGCTTCATCCTTGCTTCGGACAGGCCTTAAATTGCTAACATTTCCTCGTGCTGGCACATTAAAACACCTGTCCTTTCTTTAGATTTTATTTATTATCTACAAGGTAAAATTCTTTTCGCAGTTCGGCGTTTACCAAGAATTGTCCGCCACATGAAGCAGTCTTTGTTTTTACTCCTGGTTTTTTAATTCCTCTAGCAGTCATACAAGAATGTTCGCCCTGAATAACTACAATAACGTCCTCTGTCCCTAAAATTTTTGTAAGAATATCGCGAATTTCCTTGCCGATACGCTCTTGGATTTGTAGACGTTTTGTTACTGCGTCAGCAATACGTGCAATTTTGCTAATACCGATAACTTTACCGTTAGGGATATAGCCTACATCAACAGTCATGTTATACATGAGTGCGATATGGTGCTCGCAATAAGAAAAGCAGTTGATGCCTTTTAGCACTACCATATCATCATTATCGCAGGAAAAGCATTTGTTGAATTTTTTTGCGATTTCGTCGTTGCTAACACTGGCGTACTCTAATTGCTCCATTAGCATTTTTGCGAACCGTTTAGGGGTTTCAATAAGTCCCTCTCGGTTTGGATTTTCACCAATACCTTCAATAATAAGCCTTGCGGCCTGTTCTAGCTTTTTAGCGTCCATGTTTACACGCCCCTTTTATCTTTATCCCAAATAATTTTATGAAGCTGCACTTGTACGCAGATGTTATACGGCGAATTTTTTGCGTACTCTACAAGCTCCGCAGGTTCGATTGCGCCCCACACTGGCGAGATGTAAACTTTTGCCTGGCATTTGATTTTTTTGCAATGGTCAAGCACCCGGTCTACGTCGTTAAAATCTTCTTTGCTGCCAACTACAAATTTTACAACGTCCTTTGCGTTAAGGTGCTTGTAATTATCCATTAGCATTTTATTAGATTCACCAGACGTGCCGCACTTGTAATCAATGGTATAAAAAATACCGCTTAACCTTTTTTTGTAAAGCGGTACAGCACCATTTGTTTCAATATTCACCTCATATTTGGCTTTGTGCAGCAGTTCAAGAAATGGTTGCAAGTCGTGCAGGAGTGGTTCACCGCCGGTAATAGTTACACGCTTGCAGTTATACTCGCTTATCTCATCCATAAGCTCCTGCTCATTATAACTGCTAGCAGCATCTGCGAATTGTTGAGCATAGATTGTATCGCAATAGCTACAACGCAGGTTGCAGCCAGCCAAACGAACAAATACAGAAGGATAGCCAGTTCGCTTTCCTTCTCCTTCGATACTTTTAAAAATTTCCACTACATTATATTTCATACACGGCAACATTCCCTTCGCTTTCCTGTACCGACACCTTAACGCAATGCGGAACTTTTTCGCAAATCCAACGAGCAATGTTTTCTGCTGTCGGATTGCATTGTAAAACGTCGTTTAAATATTGATGGTCAAGCATATCAGAAACAAGGTTTTTAATATGCTTGAAATCTACTACCATGCCGTTAGCGTCTAAGGTTTCGCTTTGGCAAGTTACGCAGATAATCCAATTATGGCCATGTAAATTTTTGCACTTACTTTCATAATTTAAAGAAAGTTGGTGTGCTGCCGAAATTTCTAATCGTTTTGCTACTGTATACATATTAATCCTCCAACGCAGGGTCTTTCACGCCGTTAGCTTCAAATGCCATCGCACGGTCAATACACGTTCCGCAAGTTCCGCAAGGCTTTTCTCCGCCCTCGTAGCAGCTCCATGTAAACTGATATGGTGCGTTAAGCTCTAATCCAAGCTTAACAACGCCTGCTTTATTTAGATTGATAAGCGGTGCTTCAAGATGTGTGGTTCGTCCGCTACCCTCAAAAATCGCTTTATTCATATAATCAACGAATTCAGGCGTACAATCAGGATACGCTCGCCCTGCTGCATCGTCAGCATGAGCACCATAATAAATAGCTTCTGCTTCTACGCTTACAGCAACAGCGGCCGCATAAGAAAGTAACAGGCCGTTTCTGAACGGCACATAGGTATCAACAGTACCTTCACCGCCAAGCTCTTTAAGTTGTTCTGCATAGGATTCATGTTTAATATCATGCTTGCTTTTAGCCAGCAATGGGCAATCGCTCATAGAGAACGCCAGCGACAAATCAGTTTCTTTATGCTCTACGCCATAAAAAGCAGCGACTTTTCTTGCGCTTTCAATTTCTCTTTTATGCCTTTGTCCATAAAAAGCAGATAAAGCCAAAACTTTTTCTGCACCATATTTTTTGACTGCAACAGCTAAACAAGTAGTACTGTCTACACCGCCGCTTAATAAAACAACTGCTTTTTTCATTTGTTATTACCTCTTTTCAAAAATGAGTCTTTGCATACTCTTGAAATTTTACCCATTCTACAAAATTATTAATAGCTACTTCTTTATTTCTCACTCGCATGCCTGCAGGCTTGTTATATTTAACCATCGTTTTTCCATTGAACTTATATACTGCGCCGAATCTATTGCCAGATACCCACGCAGTAGAATCTACGCTGTCAAAATGAAATCGTGGCAAATATTTCAATTGAGTAAATCCCAAACCGTGAATTTTAGCTCCATGCGAGTGTGCTTCTTTGATAAGCAAAGGAAATTTTTCAACTTCACCTTTTGCAAATTCGCCGCTAACATAACCGCCTATTGCAACATACTTATACCGCTTGCACATTTCAATAAAGTCTTTCATCCCACGGCTTTTATGCCATACAGGAATCGGTGACCTTCCGACTTTTGCAGCAATGTATTTTCTGATTTTCAAAACTTCTTCGTAGCCTGCAATAGGGTCAATGTCAAGCTCAAAAAATTTCTGCACATTGTATTTTTGGATATACGCAATATAAGAATCTACATAAGTTTTTAAATCAACTTTTTTTGCATTGCCCATCAACATAGTGAACGCTCCTGAATCAAGCATATAATCACTATACAATGGCAAATATTGTTCAGATTTTGGTGTGGTCATAAGGAAGGATTCCAAAATATACGGTCGAAGAACTTTTGATTCTTCAGCCAAAATTTCGGCTCTGCTTTCTCCCCCTGCAAGATGAATTTTCATTTTAGGGATGCTCTCCTTTGCTTTTATGTTCTCTTGATCTGGCCAAAATGCTCTTTGGAACCAGTTCCATCCCCTCCCGGCTGCCGCTAAGAATATTTTCATTATGTTCACCATTCCAATTTTTTAACGTAGGAGCAACATATTTATTCCATTGTCCACCGCCTATTGCAAGATACAAATCCATTATTGCCCCCCCAAATAGCAACTCACGGTAGCTCATACCGCCAGCTAAATACAGTTTCATATTTCAAATTCTTCGCCGCAATGTGGGCAAGTAATAGTTTTAGGCTTATGCTCGTTACTATTATATGTAGAAGCATTTTCAAAAAAATCTCCTATTTCGCCGCCTAAATCATGCGATTCAAATCCAAAATCGCCCATATCAATATCCTCGATTTGCTCCAGCTCTAACGCTAACTTTTCAAAATCCCACCCAGCAAGTTCCCCAGTTTTATTATCTGCCAGGCGATAAGCTCTTGCTTGCTCATCTGATAAGTTCCCGGCAACAATTACCGGAGCTTCAGCTAAACCTAACTCCTGTGCTGCAAGATAGCGTGTATGACCTACAATGATAACATTATCTTTGTCGACTACGATAGGTTGATTGAAGCCAAACTCTTTGATAGAGTTAGCAACCTTTTCAACAGCTTCTTCGTTGTTTCTTGGGTTGTTTTCATACGGCGTAATGTCTGATAACGCCATTAATGTAATTTTGTTTCTTAAATCCATGATGTACCTCCATCTTTTTACAATAAAAAAGGACAGTGCTTTTTTTACACTGTCCAATAAAACTATAATAATTTTAGCAACTCTTCCGCTCGCTGACGGTCAGTTTTGACGATTTTTGCGAATTGCTTTATAAGCTCCCATTCATCATCGAACGCTCTAATATTGCGTCCCTTGCGTTCGCCAGCAGTAGTTTTTCCTTTTGGTCTGCCTGCTCCCTCACGAACACCGCCCCATTTTTTACTTTCCATGTTAACTCCTACTTATCCACCAATACAACATTACAATTCCACTAGCTAAGCCATGCGCCCACAATACCCATTCATGCAGGCTCATTTGAGGAAAATTTCTTACTGCTTCGACTACAATGCCAATAGTGAACAACCAAATTAGTATTTTCATTTTTGTTAAAACGTGGTAGAATATAGGCAGGAGGACGATTGCTCGTCCTACCTGCCGCCCTCTTATTTACGCTTTCTGGACTTGCGATTTACAGGGGGCTTCTTTTTTTGCTGCTTTTTCTTTAACTTCTCCTGTATTTGGAGAGCCGTTAATACGGAACTTAATATAAGTGAAACCGTTTCGGCAGCATCTTTTAAATTCTGATCCACGTTTTGTACCTCCTTTCTATACTTATATTATACTACATTTTTGTTTATTTGTAAAGTATTTTTTCAAAAATAATTATAAAAAGACGGTACTTTTTTGTACCGCCTTGCTTTTATTTTACTCTAAACTGTAACGCAGGAACTTTTAAACTATCTCCATAAGCATCGGTATATCTGCTGTTGATTTCAACAAATCCTTCAAGAACGCAACCTTCTTGCTGGAATAACCAAGCAGTTCTAATTGCTTCTGTGTAGGTACCTGAAAAGGTAAATCTTTCAATTCCGTTTGCTTTCATGCAAGCCACTATTTCAGGAACTTGATGGTCCCAAACAATTTCGGAAAGGTCAAGGTTGAGGTTGCCATGCTCCCTGGAGATTTGGTATTCACGCCAAATATGAACAGCAAATTCGCCAAGGTTCCCTATTTGTCCAAAGGTTTCATTATGAAGCTCTCTAGCTTTTTCTTTTTCTTCGTCATTTTTTGCTGCATCAAACGCAGCGATTGCTTGCAGTTCCTTTTGATAAGCTTCCTCAAAAATATTTTTCATTTTAACCGACTTCCTTTACTCTTTATTTAGCAGGTACTTTATCTTCCCTACACTTATATTATACTATATTATGCTATTTTTGTAAAGAGTTTTCTTTATAAAATATCAGTTATATTTTACACACCTAAAAAGCCGTCTACATTTGTGATATGTAGGCGGCTTTTTGAGTACACAACATATTTTTAGGAGAAGGGTTTATCATCCAACTGTCGCATCTTAATTGTATCATTCCTTTAATTGCCTTGTAAATGACACCTTACTGACATGATTTTAAAAGGTGCTCTATTTGTATCCTGGCAAACTCTGCATCTTCGGCTGTGTAGGCTTTTTCACAGTAGCCATTGCAGGAAGGCTTTGCCTGGTCTTTCTTGTAGCTAAAAATAACATCCTGGTATACAGCAAGCTGGCGCATCTGCTCATAAGCTCCTATGCTTATAATATACTCCCAAAACGCTCTTAAGCTATCCTCTCCGGTATGACCGCATGAGAAAGTTACTTCGTACTTCATTTGCTCGCCCTCTTTCCGTAGCAGTACAAATTCCACGCTTGGTCATCTTGTTGCCACAAGTCTACCAACGCTTGACGTTCCGCGCGAATTTCTGCGTCGATTTTACGCTCATATTCGATTGGGTTAACGCCTTCAGGAATGTACTGCAAAGCTTCGCTGAAGGAAAACTCCTTAATATTGCCAACACCTTCACGATGGATGTCAGCAGCTTTCTGAGCACAGTCACCGCACAGGAAGTTGTGCGAGTTTACACCGAAGTAATGCTTACCGCAATGCTGGCAAACCTTTTGGGTACCAGCTGCTTCTGCAATTAAGGAGCGAATTTTCGCAAACAGCTCCTTACGAGTCGTTTTCTTATTGAAGCGGAAAACTCTTTGTTCACCGCCGATTTTTACAACACACGCCTGACGATGTGCACGCCAGGTGAACTCGACTTGACCTATCTTCATGATTTCCTCCCTCCTTAATTCATGCGGCTGAGAATTTCCGCCTTAATTGCTTCTTCATACTGACCAGATTTACCCAAGCAAGCTTCCAGGTGCTGCGTATTATACAGCACAATTTTTTCAAACTCACCAACTAATTCCTCTTTACTCATATTTTTTAAAGCAGCAATTTTCTTTTCCAGCATTATAACCGACTTCCTTTCTTGTAAGTTCTTATATCTTCCTTACAATTATATTATACTATATTTCTCCGCTTTTGTAAAGAGTTTTCTTTATAGAATGTTAGTTTTCTTCTAAATCTTCTTTGGTTACTTCATACTCAATACTGCCGTCACGCTTGCGCAGAACTACCTCAAAGTCACAGGCAGTTGCAAGCTCCAGCAGAAGCTTAAGTGATTTGCATTTTTTAACCTTGTAGTTCAGGGACATTGGCGTAATGCCCATTTCCCTAGCTAATGTAGCCTGGTTTTTTCCTGTTGAAGCGATTAATACCTTGATTTTGTTTTCTATTGACATAGTAGCACCACCTTAATTATTATATCTCTTATCATTATACAGTGTTCTCTTTATGTAATCAATATAATCTTTTATAAAAATATTGCCTGCGAGATTTCCCGCAGGCTTTTTGTTAAGATACTTTAATCTCAGCACCTTCAAAATACAATGTTTTTACATTAACCACTACCTTTCTATTGCTCATCGGTAGGAACTATTTCAAATTCTCCTATGTCAAACCATGTGTTAGTTCCGTCTACCAGGAATATTCTGCCGATTTTTTCAAGTTCCTTGATGCTGCATTCCATTGCGCTTTCTTTGTTAAACACCTTATAACCTCGCCTTTTGAACAAAAAAGCTAGTCCGTCAACTAAATCTTTCTTTGAGCTATAATAGGTTATCTCGCACTCTCTGCAATACAAGACATATCTTTCGTCGTAGAACTCTCCATTAACATCATTAGTCTGATAAAGCTCGCAGCCAGGTTCTTCGGCAGCATAGTAAAGTTTTAAGCCTTTATCTTTTGCAAGTCTTACGAAAAAGTCCATTGCCGGGGTCCATTTGGTGTCTACGGTAAACCGCAAGAAATATTCTTCTTCGTTGGCTTTAGCTACTTCTCCAACATCGTCGAACCATCCTTCATAGTTACTGCCAGGGTAAAGCTCATTACCGTATCTATAAATGCTGCCATCATTTTCATTTAGGTGACGTTCAATATCATCTTGCAGCCTTTGCAGTATTGCCTTATCTCCAACCATTGTAATGTCATTGAAACAGATATTAGCCATTTTACACCTCCGTGTTAACTTTGCAAATAGAACTGAGCTTGCCAGCTCTAGGATTATTCTTTTTAGGGCATTCGTCAATGCGAGCTATCGGAGTGCACCAGTTTGGCAAACAGCTGCAAGCTCCGTATTGGTTTGTAAAGAATCTGTCAAAGCTTTCATGCATTGAATGAGCGTACTGGCAGTTTCGGCAGCCGAATCTTTCAATTTTAGGTTTTTCTTCTGTTATCCAAAGATTAACTAACGCAGCAGTTTCCTTAAATTTATCAAAAGGTGTCAT